ATAGGAATTGGGGTCGCTTAATCAGCGGCTCCTTTTCTTTTTGCCCCTTGCGCCGCCCGCTCTAATCATATATGATAAGTGTACGAATTGTCAAGCATATTCCTACACAATATTTTTGATTAAGATTTGAGGGCTGGATATGGTGATGAACGAGTGCTCCGCCTGTCCCCGGTGCGGCGGACGGTTGAAATACTACGACAGCGTGCCCAGACTGGTACGGACGAAAGGGCGGCAAACCTCCAGAGTTCCCATGCGCCGCCTGCGGTGCTCTGGCTGCGGGGCAATCCACCGGGAAATGGGCGGTCTGTTCTTCCCCTACAAGCAGTACGAGGCCGAAGTGATATTCGGCGTACTGGAGGGGCTTATCACCTGCGAGACCCTGGGGTTCGAGGATTACCCCTGTGAGATGACCATGCTTCGGTGGCTTTCGCAGAAAGCACAGCTCCTATTATGGAGAAATCCATAAGCGAAAGGAGTAAATGAGCATGAAACTGATACCTGTGGACCAGATACCGAAGATGAACGGCTATCACAAGCTACAAGAGCTGATCGAGGAGTTTACGAACGGTGACGCTAAAATCGTAAAGGTGGAATTTAGCGAGACCGATTATAAATCCCCGGCGATCTGCCGGTCTTGTCTGGCCGCGGCCATCAAGCGGTCGAAGCGTCCGGTCAAGGTATGGCGTCGCGGAAATGAGATATTCCTGAGCAAGGATGTTTGACAAAGGATTGAGCCGCTCACAAGGCGGCTCTTTCTTTTGTCTCCGGCGGTTATATTTCTAATTTAGATTAGCCCGGTTTAACCTAAGTTAGAAAACGGGCCCCGCAGATTTCGCAATTCTATTATGGAAAGGAAACGGATAGATGCTGGTGGAAATCCAGCGGCGAGACACGAAGGCGTGCCGCCAAGTAATAACTTAATCAAAGATGGCACCCACCGGGCAACGGTTTTCGTTGGGCCGACCCTGAAGTCGTTTCCTTTTCTTTTTTTTTCGCGCCGATTCAACAGGGGCCTTTATGGAGGTGAAGGTTATGGACACCAGGAAAATTCTTAGCGCGATCGGAACATTCGCGGTTGTGGGCGCGGTATCCACGGCAGGCGCAGCACTATGGACGAAGGTTCTGAACAGGAAGTTCCAAATGGTACAGCTCAAACTGACACACCCGAAGTCAGACAAAATCATATTCGTCGACTTCAAGAATGCAAAGAGGGGCCGCTGACGCAGCGGCTCTTCCCTTTTTCATCCGCACAAAAGGCCGTCTCCTTTATGGAGACAAAACTTTTTAGGAGGTAATCAAGGATGAACAAGCAGAAATGGACAGAGAAGCCGGTCACCTGGGGCGGATATCTCAAACTCAGCGGCATTGTGACAGTCATCGGCGCGATTTTCAGCGCGGTGTATATCATTGCCATGTTTGAGCCGGCCTGGTGGATCGGGATTCGGAAGACGGTTGGAAAGACGTTCAGCCATTGGGCCCGGAAAAGGAATCGTTTCTAAAGGGTGGGAGCCGCTGCAACAGGCGGCTCCTTCTCTTTTCCTTTCCACCGAGGTTGTTTTTACGAAAACGGGGCTGCGCCCTTAGAATAGCCGTTGAAAGGAGGCAGACGCCGATGAATGAACAAGAGTTCCATCCGGGCTCCGTCCCTGTGGCGGTGGTGGCCCGTGTTTATGGAAAAGATGCGTCCTGGGTGAGGGCCGGAATTATCTCCGGCTGGCTGCCCATCGGCAAGGCGACCCGGAACGGCAATCTGGTGGCCAGCATTGAGGAGATGGATTCCCGGTACGGCCGGATCAATTTTTACATCTCGCCAAAGCGATTGTACGAGGAAACCGGATATTTCTGGAGAGGAGAACGACGATGAGAAATGACATGCGCCCGGAGCTTTCGCAGAAGAACCCCTACTGGATCGGCAAGCACCGCTACTACGAGCTGAAGCATTTCTGCCTGCAATACCCCATTTGGAAGAAGGCCCGACTGGCCCTGGATGGGCTGAGCAGGCGGCCGGCCGACCTCCAGGTCTTTGTGAGCTGCGGGCAGGTGAAGGGTGACCCCACGGAGCGGTGCGCCCAGTCCCGGATATTCTTCGGGGAGCGCATGGAGATGGTGGAGCAGGCGGCCATCGAGGCGGAGCCCGACCTCTACCCCTATCTGTTGCGGGGCGTGACCGAGGAGCTGTCCTATGACGCGCTGAAGATGAAGTATGATATTCCCTGCTGCCGGGACGTCTATTACGCCGCGTACAGACGGTTCTTCTGGCTGCTGAGCAAGAGGAGGGATTGAGGTTGCGGGTTGTGGACGTGGCTGTCCGGCAATGCTACCGGTTCAACTGCCCGAACTGCGGGAGCAGGCTGGAGGCCGACTGCGGCGATCTGGTGGACATCGGCGGAAAGACAAGCCGGTTCTGGTGCCCGGTCTGCCGGAAGGAGCGGTATGTTCCATGGAGTGCCCTAAGGAAACGGGTTGTGTACGAGGACAAGTCCGCGGAATAGGCAGGCTCCTTTATGGAGGTGAAATGCCATGAAGAAAACGATTTTGGAAAAGGTGGCGGACAATAAGTTCAATGCTGTGAAACAGTTAGTCCGATTCATTCGGGAAAATGACAAGGACCCGGGTGGATTTGAAGACTTATGGGAAAACAGTTTTGCGCTTGAGGACGAATTAGATGAAATCATACTTCGGATAGCGCACATCATCGAATTGAAAAAAGCATTAGAAGAATACGAAGAGTAAGGATTGGGCCTGCGGAAACGCGGGCTCTTTCCTTTTTGTATTTCGCAGAAACGGCAGCGGCTATTATGGAGGTGATACCATTATGACTTACAAGCAAATCGAGGCAAGCCGGGAGCTGAGGCTTTGGATCGGGCAGGTGATCGTGCCCGCCGTTACGATGGCGGTCGCATTGGCGTCCATTCCGGAGGTTAGGAACGCGGCTTCCACAAAGCTGGAACAGCTGAAATGGAAACTCAAATCCAGGAGCAAGGGCTGAGCAGGCCCTTTGCTTTCTATTTTCCATACGCAGCCGGCCGGAAAGCGTGTTAGAGTGATATCCTGAAAAATTCCCGGGTGAAAAATTTGAGAAAACAGCGTCAAAGGAGGAATTGAATTTGGAGATTATTGCGGCGATTGCGGCGCTTTGCATCGGAATTTTGATCGGTATGCGTCTGTTCCAGGATCGTCCGGTCGGCGACCTGCGGGTGGACCATTCCGATTTCGCGGACGAAGGCCCTCATTTATATCTTGAGCTGGATACGGATATACGAACCGTTATGCGGAAGAAACGGGTGGTCTTCCGGGTCAAGGTAAAGGACTTCCTGCCGCACGAATGACACGGGCCTTTATGGAGGTGTATTGTAATGAAGAAATTGAAACTCTGGATGACACAGTGGCTGGTCGATATCGGCTCCTGCTTGACGGAACTGGGAGACCGTATGATTTGGAAAGGGGTCGATATGGGCGACGACCTTCTCAGAGATGACGATGAATTGTTAAAATACGCGAAAAAGAAGGGAATCGTCCGATAACGGGCGCCCCTTTCTTTTCATTTCGATATATACTTGTGCAACCAATCCGGCAAATCAGGATCGTCAATGGTCCAGGAGGTCTTTCGCCGTTCGGAATGGACCCATTCGTTTTCCCGACCATCGAAAATCCTTTTCCGTCCACATCTGTAAAGGACAATTTGGCCATCTTCCAGGCGATACTCATTCCAATAATAACTATGCGTGACACGGCCAGGTCTCTCTTGCGTAGCATAAATCGTCATGGGTATAAGCCATCCTTTCCGAAGAATAATAGTTCTTTTTATGAGTATAGCACCACAGCCCTGCGGCCGCAAGAGACATCGAACGCCGGGTACGCACGAATAACATCGGCTATTATGGAGCCAATTCTGATTTTTGAAAGGAGAAAAAGCATATGGCAGAGATTAAAACGTTGTTGGATGATGTGATCGAGACGGAGCTCGCGAATCTGCGGACCCTTCCGTCCGGAAACGAGGAGAGAGCGAAAGCGATCCGGGATCTGGCGGCGCTGCACAAGCTGCGTATCGAGGAGATCAGGGCCCAGGCCGACGTGGATGAGAAGTCCGAGCGGCGGGAGATGGACGGCAGACAGCGCAGGGAGGAGCTTGCCTGCAAAGATGCCGACCGCGCCCGCGAGGAGGAGCTTCAGAACCGTCAGCTTCGGGAGCAGAAGATCGACCGGTATGTGCGCATTGCGGTGGCCGGCGCGGAACTGGTGTTGCCGCTGATGTTCTACGGCATCTGGATGAGACGGGGATTCAAGTTTGAGGAGTCCGGGGTTTACTCATCCACCACGTTCAGGAATCTGTTCAGCCGTTTTCGGCCGACAAAGTAACGAACAGGCTCGAAAAGAAAATGAAGAGGCCGTGCAGACAGCACAGTCTCTTCGTTTTATCCGCGAGTTATTCGGGGCGTTTTATGGAGAACACCCGATATTTTCAAGGAGGTATCTGTTTATGAAATGGACGGAAGAAGAAAAGCGCCAATTCATTCTGAGGGTCGACATTGGCCGAGCACGCCGCTTATACGACGAAGGGAAAAACGCAGAGGAGATTGCGGCGGTTGTGAGGCGGCCTGTCGCGCTGATGGAAAAGTGGATTAGGAACTTCAAAATCATTGACCAAAAGAGACAGGCAAGAAACGGGTGAACCCCAAAAAGCAGGGCCCCAGACAAGGGCTCTTGCTTTTTTAATCCGGGTCCCAACCGGAGCCCATGTCTTTGATTTGGTCTTCTCCTGTCCCCCAACTGGCGCTGATGTCGGGAAGAGCGCAATCATAGCAAACATTGGCGTCTGGGTATTGATCGTCGTAAACACCCTTATAATATTCTCGACTGAGCTTTCGTCTCACGGCGGCAACATCAAACTCTTTGCCGCATTCTATACAAACAGCCATATTCGCCCCTCCATACATAAAGGATGTCTCCATTTTACCATAGTCCTCGCCAAATTTACAAGGCGTTTTATGAGGAGAGAGCGCTCTTTACCTCAATATCAGCCGGAGCCGCAAGGCCCGGACGACTTAGGAGGTAATGCAAATGCGTAAGAAGGGTAAAAAGGTCATTCGGCCGGCAGGAGACGAACTGATGGACTACCTGAACCGGGGGTTCGCGATCTGTAACCGGTGCGGGGCGGTGATGGACCGGAGAGAAGACCCAAGAGGAGGTTGTGATATTTACGCCTGCCCGTCCTGCGGATGGGAGATTGACGAGATGGAGTACGAGTATGAGAGTGGAGATCCGATGGAGCTCGTACAGGATGAAAGAGGCGACGACTACCTGGTCTTCCGGAACGACATGCCGCCCGCCGGGTGCAGAGCGTGCGGAGGCCCATACCCCTACTGCAAGCCGTCGTGCAGAATGTTCGACGACTAAGCATGACCAACGTAGAGGAGGAGCCCTGTAACAGGGGCTTTTCCTCTTTTATATTTGGAGGCAGACATGCGCTATCACTACGAGAAGCCGCCCATTTATCTTTCCATGTACGGACAGCGCTACTGCTGCGACCATCCGGTCTATAACCACTGCACCCTGTTCCTTGTCGGCGAACGGGGCCTGGCGGTGATTCAGCAGCGGTACGACCCGGAGACGAAGCACACCTTCTGGGCCGAGGTAGACGAGTGGCTGACGGACCCATTATATCTGCACCCCCGGTTTCGGGCGTTCTTTGACCGCCGGGCCGGGACGGGTACGGACGGCCTCTACCCCACCGTGACCATCCGGCAGATCATGTGGGCGCTGAAGATGAAGCCCCTACCCAAGCAGCCCTGGGAGACGGTCTTCGACCATACGCCGATTTGACAACCTCCTTTATGAGAAACCAACTGATTTTGAAAGGGGTTGCGGTTTATGAAAACATTCAAGAACAAGCTGTACGCTGTGGGGCTGATGCTCTGCGGGAGTGTTCCGACATTCCAGGAGCAGGACGCCACGGCGCTGGTATTTATCGGGATGATTGCAGTTCCGCTGTTCTTTGCAAAAGAAAACTGGATTTATTAAAGGAAACGGCCCGGACAAGGGCTTTTCCTTTTATATTTGCGCTTATTTCGCAGCTCCTATTACGGAGAACGATGCTCGCAAAAGGAGGTAAAGGAGCATGGACGAAATGAGACTGGAATCGAAATTTACAACAGGACTTGTATCAAAAATCGCAAGGACCGTTGTACGTAAGAAGCTGGGCTACGATATGGATATTCGGCTCAACCGGCTGCGGACAACGGTGGTTGATGAAAAGACACACGTACATCTGGACGTCGATCTGGAGCTCACGAAGGAAGAGCTTGACAAATTATTGAAGAGCGTCGGACTCTGAGGCAGAGGCCCCATAACAGGGGCTTTTGTCTTTCTTCCGCAGATTCCGCAGGTTCTATTGTGGAGAGGCATACAGCGAGCTACGAAGCGAGGGTGGTAGTAGGCAACGCAAGACGGAAACCCACCTGCCTCTCTTCGGTTTTCGCAGATTTTGCAATTCCTATTATGGAGAGGAAGTTAGCTCAGTGGTAGAGCGCAGGCTGAAATGTCTGAGGCCGCCGGTTCGAGTCCGGCACTTTCTCTTTCGCTTTTGCATGGAGAAAAAAACAAGTTTGGAAAGGAGTTTACCATGGAGAAACGGCCGCTGGACACGGAGCTTGAAGTTCTTTGGAGCGAGCACCTCGAAGACGATGTGTTCTCAGTACGCGCTTACAATGTTCTGGCGCATCGTCTCGGTCTTCGCACGTTAGGGGATATTTTGAATTTGACCCGCGACGACATTGCAAAGGCGAGGGGCGCTGGGGAAAAGACCCTGGACGACATTGCGAAGCTGGTTCGGTCGTGCGGATACGAACTGAACGGATTTACGGACGCCGGTCCGGACTGCAAAAAGTGCAAACAGAGGGATTTCCTGCGGCCGGCGCATCAGCACTTTTTCAAATTGGCAAGGGAGTTCAACCGCTCGTATCATCATCCCAAGGACCGCGCCTTTGTGTTTCCAAACCGGATTTCCGGAGAGACGGGCTGGGATATTGTAAAGCGGGCCATATTCGCCACCTATAACGTGTCGAGCATTGCCTCTCTGCCAGACGGGGAGCAGGCGGAAATCAATGAATTTGCGATGGGTCTCACGGATATTCTGTTCCAACAGCTGCGGGACCGGGCAAAAGAATACAAACGGAGCAATATTTGAAAGGAGAAAATGAGCATGGAAGTTAAAATTGTGGGCGAGATCAAGTTCAAGACCTGTACCCTCCCGGTGTATCGGGATTTGGACGAGCCCCTGTTCAAGGCGGGGGACGTCGCTGAGCTGATGGACTATGGGCCGAACAATATTTGGAACCTGACCAACCTTTGCGAAGAGGACGAGAGGCTGGTGCTGTCATCGGAAGTGGCGGGTCAACACCGGCGGGTGACGTTCCTCACCGAGAGCGGACTCTACAACGTCCTCGCCCAGAGTCGGAAGCCGGTTGCCAGGGCGTGGCGGCGGGTCATTGCCGAGGAGTTGATTGCCCTGCGGCGGTCCCGTGGCAAAAATATCTCGGAGCAGTTCGAGGACTGGGACTACATGGCGGACACCATCTACTTTGACGAGGTGACCGGGCGGCTGATGCGGTCGGTGACTGTTCCTGGCGGGGACGTGGAGCAGGTCCCCTACGAGCCCTGACGCCATGAAAGCGGAAATTGGATATCCCGACGCGGTCATGGGAGATTTCATCCAGGACCTTATCGGTGACATCGAGCACAACATGCAGCTTGCTCCGCCCAACGACCAGTATTTCGAGGAGCTCAGCATTCAGAAATTTACCCTGCAACAGCTGCTCCAGGAGATTGGCAGGCATGAAGGAGACTCTCCCACCGCCGTAGTAGCGAGATTTGTGGGGAGGATGTCTGCCACGGCAAAAGAGGACGACCCACGGTTCGTCTTTTCTATCTCCAGGGACGCGGCCCAGTCCATCCTGGACGGATTATATTTTGACTAAACGGAAAAGGAGAAACAATGACTGGAGAAGTTTACATTCATTATGGCGCGGACGCCTTCGACCCGAGCCATGGGTTTCCGGTGGCAAACACGAAATACTCCTGGGCAAAGCCCTACGGAGGTCTATGGGCATCGAGAAAACGTGCGTCCTACGGCTGGGCCAAATGGTGCGAGGAGAATTCCTTTCGGGATTGCGCCGCAGAACCCTCATTTCAGTTTATCATGCGAAATCCGGAAAAAGTAGCGGTCATTCATAATTTGAACGATCTGCGACAGCTTCCGATGGTGAGAGACGTTCCGCCCGGCATGTGGGAGGAAATTGACTTTGTGGAATGTCTGCGGCGAGGAATTGACGCTGTTGAACTCTGCTGGTATGGGGAGGAATACCAAGACCAGCGGGCCGATGATTTATATCTCGCTTTGTATGGGTGGGACTGTGACTCCATTGTGGTCCTCAATCCCGACGCAGTGATTCAGATTTAACACTCGAAAGGAGAAAACATCATGGTTAAGACCTATCTTGATATTCTGAGCGAGCGCGGCATCCGCCCCTTCCTGACCGACGAGGCTTTTGAGGAGCTCCAGAAGTTTGACTACAAGAGCCAGTACGCCATTCCCGGCCAGGTAATGCCGGTCTTCAAGCACCCCAACCAGCACAAGATCGAGCTGGGCAAGACCACCAATCTGATCGGCGACATGTGCTGGTACGGAGCCAGCGTGGAGGAGCTGGTGCGGTCCATCAAGTATGGCATGGTGGTGCTCGACGCGGACAAACGCCATTTGGACTGGAAGAAGGCCGCCGAGGACTTCGGTATTCAGGAGCTTCTCAAGGAATACCGCCGGTTCCGCCGCAAGCCCAAGCTGACAGAGCGGGAAAAGCTTGTCATTACCGCTTATACCGGCTATGTTCTGGAGGGTACGGCCGGAAAGGTAGTGGATTTCGTGGAACAGGAGCTGGGTCATTCCATTCAGACGCCGGAGCCGCCCGCAGTCCCGGTTGTTGTGGAGGTGCGCCGGGCTTTGCAGGAGGAATTCTGCGAGATCTGCCGGAAGCACCACATCTTTGATTATATTTAAGGAGGATACGGACGTGAACGCAAAAACGACCCTGCTCCACAGAGCCGGGAAAGCGGTCAAAAAGGCGGCGCCGACGATATTGACCATTGTCAGCGCGGCGGGGGTGGTGGCCACGGCGGCTCTGGCGGTCAGGGCCACACCCAAGGCCCTCAAACGCATTGAGGCGGCAAAAGCGGTCAAAAAGGCGGAAAATGGCGGAAATTTGACCCGAATAGAGACGATAGGAGCCTGCTGGCAATGCTATGTACCGGCGGCGGCCACGGGAATCGCTGTAATCGGGTGTATTTTCGGGGCAAATGCCCTCAACCGGCGTCAGCAGGCGGCTTTGGTCAGCGCCTACGCCCTGGTCAGCCGGTCCTACAACGATTACCAGCGCAAGGTCAAGGAGCTCCACGGCATAGACGCCCACCGGGGGATCATGGAAGCCTTGGCCGCCGAAAAGAGCAAAAAGCAGCCCATCTACGCGGGCACCCTGATCGGGTCATCCTCTCTGGACTTTGAGGACGCCGGCGAGGAGGAGCGGCTGTTCTACGACGCCATCTCGGAGCGGTATTTTCAGGCTACCATCAGCCAGGTGCTCCAGGCCGAATACCACCTCAACCGGAACTTTGCCCTGGGCGGAGGTTTCATCACCCTGAACCAGTTTTACGAGTTCCTGGGTATCGAGCCGGTGCCCGGCGGGGACGAGGTGGGCTGGATGGTTTCGGACGGGCTCTACTGGGTGGACTTTGACCACCAAAAGACCGTGGTGGACGACGGGCTCAACGGCGAGGTGGAATGCTACATCATCGACGCGCCCTTCCCGCCGGTAAGCGAGCGTGAATACGAGGACATGGAGCTCTGAGGGCTCCGCAGAAATTGCATCTCCTATTATGGAGAATCTATATTTAACAGGAGGTTTGACTTTATGGACTCGAAAACGATATTTAAGGTGTTGTCCTTTGTAGGTATGGCCCTGGGCGGGATTGGCACACTGCTGTCCGCCTGGGCTGACGGAAGGGAGCAGGACGCGATTATCGAGGAGAAGGTAAATGAAGCACTGGCCGCCCGTGAACATGGAGAAAAGGAAAGCGAGGAGCCCTGACCGGGGCTCTTTGCTTTTGCAGGAGCCGCTGTCCATGAACGAACAGGCGATCCTCTTTCTCATGGAGGTCCTGAACGGCTTTGAGGAGCCGCCAAGGTCCGACTGGCCCAGGCACGAGGCGGAGGAAGTCAGCTTTTCCCGCTGGGCGGTGGAGGAGCTGCTGCAACAGGTCTGGGACCACCCGTGGACACTGGCCTCTGAGACGGTAGAGCGTTTCGCCGCGAAGCTGGGGCTATACGCCGAGACCTGCGTCACGGACCAGCAGCACCGGATCTTTCGGATCGCGGCCGAAACCGTGAGGGGATTCCTCGATGAGATCGAGAAGCTGGAGCGATGAAAACATTGATATTTATGAGAGGAGATGGCGTCTTGAACAAACAAGCAATTTCAAACGCCCTGAAAGCGTTGCAGAAAACCGTGAAAAAGCACAGCCCGGAGATTTTGACGGGCATCGGCATCGCCGGGATGACCGCCGCCGCTGTGATGGCGGTCAAGGCCACCCCCAAGGCCCTGCGGATGGTGGACGAAAAGGAAATCCGGGACGGAAAGCGCCTGACCACCGGCGAGATCGTCAAGACCACCTGGAAATGTTATATTCCCCCGGTCGTCACCGGCGTATGCTCCGCGGCCTGCATCATCGGGGCCAGTTCCATCAGCGCACGGCGCAACGCGGCCCTGGTCACAGCCTACACCATTTCGGAGACCGCGTTGAAGGAGTACCGGGACAAGGCGGTTGAGGTGGTCGGTGTGAAGAAGGAGCAGGCCATCCGGGACGCGGTGGCCAAGGACAAGCTGGAGAAGGCCAATGTCAAAGAGCGGGAATTCATTTCCACCGGACGGGGCGAGACCCCCTGCTTCGACCCGCTGACCAACACCTGCTTCAAGTCGGACATCGAGAGCCTCCGCCGGGCGGAAAATACGCTGAACAAGCGGATGCGGGACGAGGTGAAGATCACCGTCAATGAGTTTCTGATGGAAATTGGCCTGGAGCCCTGCGACGACTCTATCGGAGAGACCATGGGGTGGGACATCGACAAGGGCTACATCGAGCTGGACTTCAGCTCCCAGCTGGTGGACGGCGTCCCTTATCTGGTGCTGGGGCACCGGGTCCCGCCGGTCTATCTGGGTTGGTGACATCCGCAGAAATTGCATCTCCTATTATGGAGAACCATCCAATGAACCTAACTTTACAAGGAGGAACTTGACATGGAAGAAATGAACGCAAGAGTGATGGAGAACGAGGTTATGGACGAGACCGTGGAGGTCGATGAGGCCGTTGACAGCGGAAACGCTGGCGCGCTGGTCGCAGGAATCGTCGGAGGCTTCCTGGCTTACGCCGTGATTGGCGGGGCGAAGAAGCTCTGGGGGTTTGCGGGCGCCAAGCTGGCCGAGCGGAAGGCTGCCAGAAAGGCCGGGACCGACGCGGTAGACGTCGAGTACACCGATGTCGAAGAGACTGCGGAGGATTCCGACGAGGGGAACTCTGAAAAGTAAGCAGAAGAGAGGTTCGCCGGGGGAGAGTACCTGTTTCAGGTGCTTTCCCTTTTTGCTTTTGAAAGGAGAAAATTGCATCATGAGAGGTATTTTGAAGAACACCCTGTTGTTATTGGGCGGTATGGCGCTGGGGAGCCTGGCGACACGGAGAGCGATCCGGTATGCCGTGGAAAACAGGTACGACCGTGTGAAGTACGAAGAGCCCATCTTTGGGACCGGGGAGGACGCCGAGCAGGTGCTGGACGGGCTCAAGACCCTCATCAGCACCTACGGCAACGCAACGGCGGCGGATTTGTATGAGCTGGCCGGCACCCACGATTTCAAACACGAGATGACAAGGATTGGCTGGACCTCCGTGGACGGGGCGGAGATCGTCCAGACGGACGACGGCTATATCATCACACTCCCCCAGCCCAAGCCCATCACTTACAAGGAGGAACCGTAATGGCAGAGTATCCCAACAACTCCCACAGCGCAAGGGAGAGAACGGATTCTACCGCACCGGGAAAAGCGGAAAAGAAGCTGGAAAAGGTGGTGACCGGAGCGGCCAAGACCCGGAAGAAGAGTGAGGCCCGGAAATTCGTCAACATCTTTGTCCCGGAGGACGGGGAGAACGTCAAGTCCTATATCATGATGGACGTGATTATCCCCGGCATCAAGAACGCCATCGCCGACGTGATCAGCATTGTGCTCTTCGGCGACTCCGGGCGCATCGGCGGAAGCAGGAACAAACGGGACGGACGCTCCCGGCTCACCTACTGGGACGACAGGCGGGATGACCGCAGAGAGTACGGACGGCCCAGAGCTGCCGCGGGCTTTGAATATGACGACATTATATTTGAGACCCGCGGGGACGCCGAGCTGGTGCTGGATCAGCTGGAATCGGCCATCGCCAACTACGGCATCGCGTCAGTGGCCGACCTCTACGACCTGGCGGGCATCACCTGCCGCAATTACACGGCTAACCGCTATGGCTGGACGGATATTCAGTCGGCAAAGGTCATCCGGACCCGGGAAGGCTACACCTTGCAGCTTCCGAGGACGGTCCAGATCAACTAAAAGGAGGCCACAGCCATGTATGGATATTTGACCTCCAGCGGCTACAAGGGTCTGGTATGTGGCCGGTGGATGCTGTTCGCCACGGACACCGAGTATTACGAATACATGAGAGAGCATGAGGAGGAGCGCCATGCGGATTAACGCGGATTCATTTGTAAGCGTCGGCATCTGCATTTTGGGGCTTGTGGGCGTGGGCTACGCCATCGGCGTCCACTCCAAAATGAAGGTGATGTGTGACCGGCTGGATACCAGCATCGACAACCTGGCCAACAACACCGAGATTGATATTCCCGCAAAGGTCATTGACCAGGCGGTTCAGAAGGCCGTAGAGCGGGAGTCCTATTCCGCGGTCAAGCGGGCCACTGAGGAGGTCGTGGCCGACGCGAAGCGGGAGATCGAGAGCCGGGTGGGCACGGCGGTAAAGGCCCAGTATGACGCGATTTCGGACGGCGTGGCGGATCAAATCGCCAAGAATGTCGCCCGAATCGACGAGAGCAAGCTCAAGAAGGAGGTCGTGCAAAAGGCCAAGGAGCAGATCGCCGAGAAATTCGACGATAAACTGGATGACCTGCTGGAGGAGTTCAACGGAAATCTCCAGAACGTGGGGAAAATCTATAAATCCATTGCGAGATCATTTTCTAAGGAGGATATTTGACAATGAAAACCAACGAGATCATGAAATCTGTGAGCCTGACCTTCAACAAGGTGGGGTTCCAGCTTCAGAAGAAGAGCCCTGAAATCCTGGTTGCCGCCGGCGTGGTCGGCGTGGTGGTGAGCGCCGTCATGGCCTGCCAAGCCACTCCCAAGGCCCTCAAGGTGGCAGAGAAGACCCAGGACGACGTCGAACGGATTCAGAGCGCCGAGGATTCCGGCGTTACCCAGGCCGGAGAGACCTACACCAAGGAGGACGCCCGCGGCGACCGTATGCAGGTCTACGCCCACACCGGCTTCCAGTACATCAGGCTGTATGCCCCCGCCGTTCTGCTGGGCGCGGCGTCCATCACCTGCATCCTCACCAGCCACAAGCTCATGAGAAAGCGCAACATGGCGCTGGCGGCGGCCTATGCCACCCTGGACAAACACTTTAAGGATTACCGCGGCCGTGTGCTGGAGCGGTTCGGCGAGCAGGTGGAGAAGGAGCTGCGCTACAATATCAAGGCCAAGGAGATCGAGACCACGGTGGTGGACGAGAATGGTAAGGAGAAGAAGGTCAAGGAGACGGTGGACGTAGCCGCCGAGGGCTGGGACCCCTCCAAGTACAGCCCCTATGCCCGTATCTTTGACGAGGGCCACCCCGCCTACATGAAGGATGCCGAGCAGAACAAATTTTACCTGCTGGCCCTTCAGGCCCAGGCCAACGACCGGCTCAAGTCCCGCGGCCACCTGTTCCTCAACGAGGTCTATGAGATGCTGGGCTTCCGCCTGACCAAGGCCGGCGCCGTGGTGGGCTGGATCTATGACCCCAGAGAGCCCATGGGGGACAACTTTGTGGACTTCGGCATGTTCGAGGTGTGCCGCGAGAAGGCGGTGGACTTCGTGAACGGCTACGAACGGTCCTTTATCCTGGACTTCAACGTGGTGGGCGACATCACCGACGCGCTGGCCACCCACCAGACGCTGTGAGGGCTGAGCCATGAAGAAATTTTTGGCGACCCTGCTGCTTGCAGCCGTAATGCTCACCGGAGCGTCCTTCTGTGTGGAGTATGAGCCTGCCGCCGCTTTGGAGCCGGTTGCCACCCCGGTCCATGCGGTTGCGGAACAGGTCAACCTGACGGAGAAACGGGCTGATATTCCTCAGCCTGTGGTCTCCAAGGCCCCTGTCGTCCAGCCGGAGGAACCGATGGAAGAGCCCAACGCCGTCACGCTGACCCAGGAGGAGATCGACCTGATCGCCCTCTGCGTGATGGCGGAGGCGGAAGGCGAGCCGGAGGAGGGCCAGCGGCTGGTTATCGACACCATTTTGAACCGGGGGGAAACCCCCCGGTTTCCCGACAATGTCCACGACGTGATTTATCAGAAGAACCAGTTTGCCGGCATGTATGGAGAGCGTATCGAGCGCTGCTATGTGAAGGAAGAGCTGGTTCAGCTGGTCCGGGAGGAGCTGGAGAACCGCACGAACAGCGAGGTGGTCTTCTTCCGGACTGGCCACTATCATTCCTACGGCGTCCCCCTGTTCCAGGTGGGGGCGCATTATTTTTCCAGTTATGAGTAAAGGAGGCGCGCATTATGAAAACCTGCATCAAAGCCCTGCTGTCCTACGCCCTGGCCACCGTATCGGGACTCTGCCTGGTCGGCGGCGTCACCATTTTGTCCAGGAGGTAAGCGGTATGGAGGGATTTGCAAATCTGGTGTCCATGCTGGACTACGCGGTCAACACCAGAAGAAAACGCCACATCACCGGCGGGCTCCTGATCAGCGCAGCGCTGCTGTTCGGGGGCCTTGCCATTACCGTCATGAGCACTAAAGACGAAGAGGAGGACTACAATGAGTAAACTTGGCACAGCGCTGGCCTTTCTCGCAGGCGCCGCACTGGGGGGCGTTTCCGCATGGTATGTCGCCAAGACGCGGTACGACGAGCTTTCCGAGCAGGAGATTGACTCCGCCAAGCAGGCCTTTTATGCCAGGGAGCAGCAGCTGAAGGAGGAGATCGCCGCTCTGAAGGAGCATCTGGCCAAAGAGGACGAGCCGGAGGAGGCGCCCAAAACGGTTTTGGCGGCCAACAAGAACCAGGAGAAGGGCGACATCAACGACTACGCCAAGATGGTCAGCCGGGTTGGATATTCCCGCACCTCGGTGCCCCCGAAGCCGGAGCATGAGGTGGAGGCCCCCTATGTCATCTCCCCGGAGGAATTTGGGGAGATGGATGGCTACACCCAGATCAGCCTGACCTATTTTGACGACGGCATCCTTTCCGATGAGAACGGGGTCATCATCGACGAGCCGAAGGATATTGTTGGGGACGCTCTGAACCACTTCGGGGAGTACGAGGAGGATTCCGTCTTTGTCCGGAGCGACCCCAAGCGGTGCGACTACGAGATCCTGCGGGACCTGCGCAGCTACGCGGAGTTCCGATCCACCCTTCCTCCGAAAATTTGAAAGGGAGGTCTGACGCTTGACCCGGGATGAACTGATTGACCAGTATTTTGACTGGATGTATCAGCTCGTGGTCGACGACCGATATTCTAACAAGTCCTATCGTAAGCTGTTTGCGCGGCTTTACGATACGGAATTCACCTATACGATTCCGATGGACGGCAACCGGGCCGAAGACGGCATCGACCTTAGATATCGGTTCGGTCGCGAGCAATTATATTCTGACGCCATGGTCGCGTCCTGCCTGGACGACCGCCCGTGCAGCATTCTGGAAATGATGATCGCCCTCGCCATCCGCTGCGAGGAGCACATCATGGACGACCCCGACGCCGGAGACCGGACGGGGCAGTGGTTCTGGAGTATGCTGGTGAGCCTGGGGCTCGGCTCCATGGACGACCGGAAGTTTGAGCGATATTTTGTTGATCAGACGCTGGAGCGGTTCCTGGAACGCGGGTACGGACGCAACGGCGAAGGCGGGCTCTTTACCGTGGACAACGGCCGCGACATGCGGAACACGGAAATCTGGTATCAGATGAACTATTACCTGCGCGAAATCATCAGGGAGGGAGGCATTTAGCATGAGTAAAAAGGGAAAATTCGTGGATATCTGCACGCTGGAGGACTTGACGGCCCTGGTAAACCACAACTTCCAGGCCTTTGAGAAGCGGGTGGCCAAGCTGAGCCGTAAAAGCAGCATGTTGACCGTGCTCGCCGTTGCCGCAGTTATGGGCGTTTACGCCCTGGCGGCGGAGAACCGGAAGCGGGAGGAACAGGTCTACCAGCTTTCGGTCCGTGTGAAAAAGCTGGAGTATGATAAAGGAGAGTAAATGACCCGATGCTGGACTTCTTGATGATTTCAACGCGCAGCGGGAAACGCGGCATCATCGAGATCTATCCCAAGTTTATCATCAAGAAAAGTAGCGACCTCATGATCAGAGGCGGCGACTTCTATGCAATCTGGATTGACGAACGGGGTATGTGGTCGACTGATGAACAGGACGCGGTCGACTTGATCGACCGTGAGCTGGACCGATACGCAGAAGAAAACCGCACGCGCTTTGACGGCAACATTCGCGTCCTCCATATGTGGGACGCGGAAACTGGCATGATCGACACCTGGCACAAGTATTGCCAGAAGCAGATGAAAGACCAGTTCCATATGCTCGATGAAAAGCTGATATTCTCCAACACGAAAGTGACCAAGCGCGACTACGCCAGCAAGTCCCTCCCCTACCCCCTGGAGCCGGGGGAGACTCCGGCGTGGGAGCGTCTGGTCTCCACATTATATTCTCCCGAGGAGCGGCACAAGATCGAGTGGTGCATCGGGGCTATCGTTACCGGGGAGTCCAAGAAGCTGCAAAAGTTTCTGGTCTTCTACGGAGCGGTGGGCACCGGAAAGAGCACCATCATCAATGTGATCATGCAGCTCTTCGAGGGATACCACACCAGCTTCAGCGCCAAGGACCTGGGCTCCTCCAGCAACGCCTTTGCTCTGGAGGCCTTCCGCGCCAATCCGCTGGTGGCCATTCAGCATGACGGCGACCTCTCCCGCATCGAGGACAACACCCGCATCAATTCGCTGGTGTCCCACGAGATGATGACTGTCAACGAAAAGTTCCGCTCCGCCTACTCCAACCGCTTTAAGACCTTCCTCATCATGGGAACCAACAAGCCGGTCAAGATTACGGACGCGAAATCCGGCGTCATCCGAAGGCTGATCGACGTGACGCCCACCGGGGACAAGGTTCCGCCGGACGAGTACCGGAGGCTGACCCGGCAAATCCCCTTCGAGCTGGGCGGCATTGCCTATCACTGTCAGGAGGTCTATCTGGAGGACCCGGACTACTACAACGATTATATTCCCATCGCCATGATGGGGGCCTCCAATGACTTTTATAACTTCATCGTGGACTCCTATCATGTGTTCAAACGGGACGATGGCGTGTCCCTGAAGTCGGCCTGGGAGATGTATAAGGTCTACTGCGAGGACGCCAAGGTGCCCTACCCCGTCTCCCGCATGATATTTAAGGAGGAGCTGAAGAACTACTTCCGGTGTTACGAGGAGCGGTTCAGCATGGGGGACGGGTCCCGCGTTCGGAACTATTACAGCGGGTTTCGGACGGAAAAATTTGAGGAACAGGCGCCGGAGGACAAGCCGGTGTCGCCCCCTCACCCCACCATCGACTTTGTGGAGGGGCAGGCTTCGGCGTTTGACAAGGACTGCGCCGACTGCCCTGCCCAGTATGCAGGCGGAGAAGGCACGCCCCGTAACAAATGGGAGCGTGTCCGGACAAAGCTGTCCGCCCTGGACACCAGCAAGCTGCACTACGTCAAGCTCCCGGAAAACCACATCGTCATCGACTTTGATATTCCGGACGAGCAGGGCCAGAAGTCCTTTGAGCGGAATCTGGCCGAGGCGAGCAAGTGGCCGGCCACTTATGCGGAGGTAAGCAAGAGTGGCTGCGGCATCCACCTGCATTATATTTATTCCGGAGACCCGGCGCGGCTCAGCCGGATTTACGACGACCACATCGAGGTCAAGGTCTTTACCGGCAACAGCTCCCTGCGCCGCAAGCTCTCCAAATGCAACAACCTGCCTATCGCTACGATAAGCTCTGGATTACCGTTGAAAGGAGAAAACAATGTGGTAAATTCCAAAGTCATTCAAAGCGAAAAAGGGCTTAGAGTTCAGATCAAGCGAAACCTCAATAAGGAAATCCATCCGGCTACTAAGCCCTCTATCGACTTTATCCACAAGATTCTGACGGACGCCTATGAGAGCGGTATGCCCTACGACGTCACCGATATGCGCAACGCGGTCCTGGCCTTCGCCGCCAACAGCACCAACCAGGCGGAATACTGCATCAAGCTGGTGAATAAGATGCCCTTCAAATCCGCCGAGGACGGACAGGGGGTGAAAAATGACGAGGCCAAGCTGGTCTTTTATGATGTAGAGGTATTCCCCAATCTGTTTCTGGTGAACTGGAAGATCGAAGGCCCCGGCCAAACCGTGGTCCGGATGATCAACCCCAAGCCCACGGAGATCGAGGAGCTGATGAAGTTCCGTTTGGTGGGGTTCAACTGCCGCCGGTACGACAATCATATTTTGTACGCCCGGCTGATGGGTTACACCAACGAGCAGCTCTACAACCTGTCCCAGAAGATCATCAACAGCGAGAAGAAGGCCCGGAGCACCAACTGCTTCTTTGGGGAGGCCTACAACGTCTCTTATACGGACGTGTATGACTTCTGCTCGGTCAAGCAGAGTCTGAAGAAATGGGAGATCGAGCTGGGCCTTCATCACCAGGAGCTGGGGCTTCCCTGGGACCAGCCGGTTCCGGAGGAGATGTGGCAGAAGGTCGCGGAATACTGCGACAACGATGTCATCGCCACTGAAGCCGTCTTCAATGCCCGGAAAGCCGACTTTGTGGCCCGGGAGATCCTGGCGGATGTGGCCGGGATGACGGTGAATGATACCACCAACTCCCTCACCACCAGAATTATATTTGGCGGCAACAAGCGCCCCCAGGACCAGTTCAATTACCGGAACATGGGCGACACGACGCAGATCTATGACCCGAACCGGGACCTGCCCTTTACCATGGGAGAACCTGAGTTCGACGAGTTCACTGCTTTTGACAAAAAGGGACGTCCCATCTTCCCCGGATACAAATTCGAGGGCGGGAAGTCCCTCTATCGCGGTGAGGAGGTTGGCGAGGGCGGCTATGTCTATGCCGAGCCGGGTATGTACGGCGACATCGCCCTGCTGGACATTGCCTCCATGCACCCCTCCAGCATCATCGCGGAGGAGCTGTTCGGCCCCGAGTACACCAAGCGGTTCCAGGAGATCAAGGACGCCCGTGTGGAGATCAAGCACAAGAACTTTGAGAAGGCCCGGAAGATGCTGAACGGCGCACTGGCCAAGTATCTGACGGATGAGGGTTCGGCAGACGCTCTGGCCCAGGCACTGAAAATCGCCATCAACTCGGTCTATGGCCTGACCTCGGCCAACTTCGAGAATCCCTTCCGGGACAACCGGAACAAAGACAATATCGTCGCCAAGCGCGGAGCCCTGTTTATGGTCAACCTCAAGCACGAGGTCCAGAAACGGGGCTTTACTGTTGCCCACATCAAGACGGACTCCATCAAAATCCCGGACGCAACGCCAGCCATCATCGACTTTGTGATGAAGTACGGTGAGAAGTACGGCTATACCTTTGAGCACGAGGCCACCTACGACCGGATGTGCCTGGTGAACAACGCCGTTTACATCGCCAAGTACGCCACGGCGGAGAAATGCCAGCTGGCTTACGGCTATGTGCCCGGTGATATTCGGAAACACCCCGGCGAATGGAACGCCACCGGCACCCAGTTCCAGATCCCCTACGTGTTCAAGAAGCTGTTCTCCAGGGAAGAGATCGTGTTCGAGGATATGTGCGAGACCAAGTCGGTCACCACCGCGCTGTACCTGGATACGAACGAGACCCTGCCGGATGTATCCGAGTATGAGAAAGAGCTTGAAACACTGCGGAAAAAATGGCCGGACAAAGAGGGACAGTACCCCATGGATTATGACGAGGTCGTTGCGGATCTGAAAGCCAAAATCGAACCGGGCCACAATTATATTTTCATCGGCAAGGTTGGCTCCTTTTGTCCTATGAAACCCGGCTGCAACGGCGGTCTGCTGCTGCGGGAGGTCGTGGACAAAAAGACCGGCGAAAAGAGCTATGCCTCTGCTGGCGGGGCCAAGGGCTACCGTTGGCTGGAGTCCGAGATGGTCAAGCATCTGGGTAAGGAAGACGGCATCGACCGGGGGTACTACGATGCCATGGTGGACGCCGCCGTTGCGGATATTTCCCAATACGGAGACTTCGAGTGGTTCGTATCCGACGACCCCTATGTGAAAGCGGACGATGACACGCCACCCTGGTTCGGCCCCGGGGAGCCCTATGGCGATGACGCTACCGCCTTTGATGTGAGGTGAAGACGATGAGCATCGTGCTGATTATATTCTGGTTCGACGTTCTGGCTGCGTTCATTTGCGCCGCCACCAAGCGGTTCTTCCTATGCGGCGTCAATGTCGTGTTGGCGGTTTTGCTGGCTTTCATAGCCATGGTTTATGAGGGCCGTCTACTGAACCGCGTCAAGAAGCTGGAAGAGGAAGTCGCATTGCTCCGCAGGGGCACGATTATCTGCGAACACCTTTCCCAAATCAACGATAAATAAAGGAGAGTTTTATTATGGCTAATCCCAGAGTGAATGAGAACCTTGTGATCGAGAACGCCCGCCTGCTCTTCCGGAACTTCTCCGGCAGAGAGAGCAAGTACAACCGCGCCGGACAGCGGAACTTCTGCGTCTACGTCGAAGATGCCGCAGACGCCCAGAAGCTGATCGATGACGGCTGGAATGTCCGTGTTCGTCCGCCCCGTGAGGACGGCGAGGAGCCCCGCTATTATATTCAGGTGGCGGTCAGCTTTGAGAACATTCCGCCCACGGTCTACATGATTACCAAGCGCAAGAAGGTAAAGCTGGATGAGGAGTCCATCGACACCCTCGACTTCGCGGAGATCCGCAATGTGGACCTGACCATCCGCCCCTACAACTGGGTGATTCAGGAGGGCACCAAGAACGAGAAGAGCGGCGTTAAGGCCTACCTGCGTTCGCTGTACGTGGTCATCGAAGAGGATGAGTTCGCCGAGAAGTACGCCGGCGACGAGTATCCGGAGGAGTAAGACCAATGTGGGGGCGTCGGTGAATAAGGAGATAGCCGGCGCCCTCTCCTATTTTTGAAAGGAGAAAAACCATGGCAAATGAGGTAAATTGCCGCATGATATTTAAGGAGGGTGTGGAATGAAGCCATTCTGGAAAAATTCCCGGAAGAAGAAAACGAAGAACCCTTCCACGCCTCCCCAGCAGAAACCGAGAACACGGGCAAAACCGAAGTCCATGGAGGAACCGTGGAAACCTCCCATGGCTGTTCCGCCCAAAGCGATTGGGCAAGAAAGAACACCCATCACACAGATGCTGGAATCGGCTCGTCCCGTCCGGAAAGAGTACATTCCAGCCAGGCCGTCGACGCGAAAGAGCGAGTATTATCACGAGTTTCGCTCCAATTTTCAGCAGCTGCTTTCTCCAAAATGTCGCCCGATTGATATTTGGAGGGATTTCATCGTCATGGTGGCCTGCGCAATGTCCAATACCGTGGATAAAGCCCATTATGATGAGCGGGAGAAACGGTATCTGGAAATCATCAACAAATACGAAGAATCTCAGCAGCATATTTTCCCCAAACTCTATGCCGCTGTGGTCCTGGCTCTGGATGAAAACCCGGAACAGGACTTTCTCGGCGAGATGTTTATGGATCTGCACCTCGACTATGAGGAGCTGAAACAGATATTTACGCCATACCACGTGTGCCAACTGATGGCGGACATCACGATGGACGACCTTGTTGAGCAGATTGATAAGCAGGGCTATGTTTCCATCAATGACTGCTGCTGTGGAGCAGGAGCAAATCTAATTGCCGCAATCAATTCCGCCCGACGCAAATTGGAAGATGCGGGCCTGAACTTTCAGAACCACATTCTGATCATCGGACAGGACATCGAGGAACTGGTGGCACTGATGTGTTATATTCAGATCTCCCTGCTCGGGGTCGCTGGCTATATCAAGGTCGGAAACGCCCTTACGAAGCCAATGACCCCTGGCGACAGCATGGAAAATTACTGGTTCACGCCCATGTATTTCTCTGATGTATGGCACACAAGAAGAACCATTCGGACGTTTATAGATTTGTTTAAGGAGGATGCAACATGAATAAATGGCCAAGATGCAAGGACTGCGTGCGCGACAATTATCTTAGAGCACCCGTCTGTCAAACCTGCGTTGCTGGAAGCAACTTTCTGCCCCGGGGGCGCAGCAAGATTTACTACGAGTCTGTCCAGGAGATGAATCAGCCGCCGGCAGCTTATCGCGCTATGGTTCAGGCCTTGCGGAGGTTTGACGATAGCGCCCTTGTCCCGGAGATTCTGGACGTGATGTTCAACGAGCCTGCCACTATCGTCTTCTGGGCCGACGGCACCAAGACTGTGGTCAAAGCCGTTTACGACGAGTTCGATCCGGAGAAGGGGCTTGCTATGGCGATTGCGAAGAAAGCTCTCGGCAACAAGGGCAACTACTACAATGTCATTGCAAAGTGGACGGACGAGTATCTTGAGAAAGAGGATAAGTGATGCCCCGTGGCCATCCAGTTATATGACTACCAGCTCGAAGCGCTGAATCGGATGAAAAACGGCTGTATCCTCTGCGGCGGGGTTGGTTCGGGGAAGTCCCGGACCGGCCTCGCTTATTACTATGTGCAAGAGGGCGGCAAAGTGGGTACGGACGATTATATTCCGATGAAGAATCCCAGAGACCTCTACATCATCACCACTGCACGAAAACGGGACACCTGTGAATGGCAGGGCGATTTGGCTCCGTTCCTGCTCTCCCCCACTCTGGAGGCCAACTACTACAAAAACAAAGTGGTCATCGACTCCTGGAACAACATCGGTAAGTACGTTGACATCAAGGATGCCTTCTTTATCTTTGATGAACAGCGGGTGGTGGGGTATGGCGCCTGGACCAAGGCGTTCCTCAAAATCGTAAAGTCGAATGACTGGCTTCTGCTCTCGGCCACGCCTGGCGATACCTGGCAGGATTATATTCCGGTCTTCATCGCCAACGGGTTCTACCGCAACAAGACCGACTTTGTGGACCAGCATGTGATCTACGATTGGAGGGCCAAATACCCGAAGGTTGATGGCTACCGCAATACCGGAAGGCTAATCCGGCTTCGGGACAGGATTCTGGTCAACATGGATTTCAAGCGGCAGACAGTATCCCATCATGAGGACATCCGGGTTTCGTATGATATTTCCAGGTATAAGGACATCATGCGGACGCGATGGAATCCCTGGGAGGACAGGCCCATTGAAACCGCAGCCGAACTCTGCATGGCGCTTCGCCGGGTGACCAATTCGGATGAATCCCGGTCTGTTGCGATACTGGAAATCATGGAGGACCATCCCAGGGCCATTATCTTTTACAGCTACGACTATGAGCTGGATATTTTGCGTTCACTCGGGTATCCGGAGGGTACGGAGGTTGCGGAGTGGAACGGTCACAAGCACCAGGAAATCCCTACCGGAAAAAAGTGGGTGTACCTCGTCCAGTACACCGCCGGCTGTGAGGGTTGGAACTGCATTACCACGGACACCATTATATTCTACTCGCAGCAGTATTCCTACAAGGTTGCCACGCAGGCGGCCGGACGGATTGACCGGCTGAACACACCCTACCGGGATCTCAACTACTACCACCTGAAGAGCTTTTCCGGGATTGACCTCGCCATCAGCAAGGCTCTGTCCAAGAAGAAGAACTTCAATGAGGGCAAGTTTGTCGGTTGGGCCACAAAGCCGTTGGAGGTGAACCCCAAGAGTCATGAACAGGAAAGACGTCGCAGAGCTGCTTAACCGCAGGCGGAGACAAATTCTCGTTCACAGCATCATTTATTACAAAATGGATGATAACCTCATTTCGGATAGCACCTGGTCGGCATGGGCTACGGAGCTGGAAGAGCTTCAGAAGAAGTACCCCGACATCGCCGCCAAGGTTCCCTATGCAGAAGAATTCAAAGACTTCGACCACTCGACTGGTATGAACCTGCCTTTGGATGACCCCTGGGCAGTCAATAAGGCCCGACAGCTGCTTGCGATGAAGGACAGAGGATTCTGCATCCAATGTGAGCAGCTTGAAATTAAACTCTAAAAGAAGAAAGACGATGAATGACGAAATTAAATTTGCGTCAGACCATAGCGATGTTGAAAGTCGCGTTTTCGCTTTTCGCAGTTGCATGGAGCCTGCTCTGCATCTGTTTCCGGAGAGCATCGTTGAGAGGTTGAAAGGAGGCGGCTTCTTTACGGCCCCGGCCAGCACCAAATACCATGGAGCATACGAGGGCGGTCTGTTCGAGCACAGTCTGAATGTGACCATCTCTCTGGTAGAGCTCACAAAGCGGAATGGCCTGCTGTGGGGACGCCCGGAATCGCCTTACATCATCGGCATGTTCCATGATATTTGCAAGCAGGATCAATACCGGCATCCGGTTGACGCGACTTTCTATGGTGGCAGTGCCCCGATCCCTCTTGTTGATGAAAGCAAGTGGGAGTACGACCCCGATGCGGTTCTCAAAGGGCACGGGGAGAAGTCGGTGATGCTGCTTTCCCAGCATTTGTCCCTTACCATGGAAGAAATCCTGTGCATCCGTTATCACATGGGCGCCTTTGTAGACCAGAAGGAATGGAATGACTACACAAGAGCTGTTCACATGTGCCCGAACATCCTCTGGACGCATACTGCCAACATGATCGCGGCGCACATCCTGGAAATTGACAAGTGACCTTACCTTATTATATTCTACTAGGGTTGAGCAAAACTCCATTTCGCTTATAGAGAGGCACAATATACGGTGTAGAAAATCGCACACAGTTTCTATATATTGCGTTAGCGTTTTATAAAACACGAGTTTTGCTCATCCCTATATTCTACTGAACAAGAGGTGAAAGTACATGCTCGGAGCAATTATCGGCGACATTGTCGGTTCCCGTTTTGAACGGCATAACCACAAGTCAAAGGATTTTGAACTGTTCACGGACCAATGCGGGTTTACGGATGATACCGCCATGACGGTTGCCATTGCGAAGGCTCTGCTGGAATGCAACGGCGACTATACTGATCTCAGCAATCATGCTATTCGGTGTATGCAGGAGATTGGGCAAAAGTATCCTAACGCCGGGTACGGACAGATATTCTACCTCTGGCTCCACCATAAGAACCCGGGGCCCTACCGGAGCTACGGAAACGGCTCCGCCATGCGGGTAAGCCCGGTGGCTTATGTTGCCAAAACGGAAAAAGAATGTATCCAACTTGCCAAAGCAGTAACGCAGGTCAGTCACGATCATCCAGAGGGGATAAAAGGCGCGGAGGCTGCGGCTTTGGCTACTTGGGGTGCACTGAATGGCGCGACAAAAAGCATGATCCAAAAGCGAATCGAAGATCAATATTATATTCTGGACTTCGCAATCGACGAGATCCGCCCAAAGTACCGCTTTGACGCAAGCTGCCAGGGATCTGTCCCTCAAGCAATCGAGGCATTTTTGGAGTCGGAAAATTTTGAAGATACCATCCGCATCGCGGTCTCCCTCGGTGGGGACAGCGACACGATCGCGGCCATTGCCGGCGGGATCGCGGGAGCCTATTACGGCGTCCCGAACGACCTTAGACTGAAAGCAATAGAGTATCTGCCGGCAGAGTTCATTGATATTCTGGAAGACTTTGAGAAAAACTATTGTTGAAACGCAAATCGGGGCCACCCTCATCTTTGGGGGTGGTCTTTTCTTATTATTAGGAGGCACTGCCAATGGATAAAAAGCAGCTACAAGAGTTTATCAGCGCCATTGGGTCGATTGCGGAAACGGCCCTTCTCTTTTATCGGAGCACCCTGGCGGCGAAAGCAACCCCGGAAGAGGCTATGCGGTTGACCCAGGCCTTTATCGCGGCCATATTTTACGGCAACAAAAACAGCAGCTCCACTCCGGAGCAATGAAAGGAGAACATTATGACGATTCAGGGGTGGGTTCTCTTTGGGATTCTTGCTCTCTTTATTCTTTCGTTTGGCATCTTTGGCGCAATTATATTTGAAAAGATTGTCTGGAAGGTCCTCAGCGTTGTAGCAGCCATGCTCCTTATCATCGGACTCTTTGCCGGGATGCGCTGGTATTATCAGAATACCGCCAGCGGTCAACGGGCAATGACTGACCAGAAAAGTGAACTGGACAACGGGCTCGAACGGACGGTGACGATTTATACGGCAGATGGTGAGATCATTGCACAGTACACTGGGAAAATTGACATTGAGGGCAATGACGGCGGCTACGTCCTCTTTGACTATGAGGGGAAGCGCTACACCTACTATAACTGCTTTGTGGAGTCTATTGCGGACATTAAGTAGGGTACGGACGAAAAATTATATTTAAGAGGTAAGACTATGGCTGGATTGAATTGTGAAATCAGATGGGAAACCCGGCTCTGTGAGGTAGATGGCGAGCTTGGATATTTCCATTGCTGGGAGCATTGGTCCAATGTGATAGATGCGAGTCCGCTGCGGGGTGGTCACCCTGGAGGCCAGATTGGGCAGGTCTACGGTATCGTCGAGTTTACGGACGGCGTCCGGAGGGTAGACCCGTCGAAGATCAAGTTCTGCGATGAGGAGAATGCCTTGTTGACAGAGATGGCAAAACACCATCAGGAGGGAAACACATGAAAGTTTGTATTTTATCGAATGATGACCCTGCGGCCTTTCAAAGCTCGATCAATGCTTTTATCGCTGACAAAAAGGTCATCGACATCAAGTATCAGAGCATGAACCTGACGCTCAAGTTTACGAATGGGGTTCCTTCGGAATCAATCATCGTGGATCGTGCGCTCATCATCTATGAAGAATGAGCAGATAGCAGCAGTTCGTTGCAAATGCGGACGCCCGGCACATATTTGGCATTCGCGGGATGGATATTTATGCGGGTGCATCAATCCGGACTGCCCCATCTCTTTAGAGAGGTCACGGAAGTCTAGAGCGGAATCGATCCAAAAGTGGAATGCGAAGATGAAAGGAGAATCTCATGAATAACGAATGGCATCCCTGTCGGTATGTTGATTGTAAGTTGGAACATGATGGCTCCTGGGTAGACGGAAAGTGGTATGAATGGGAAGATATTTACGGCAACCGTGAAGTCGCTCGAATGAAACTCGACGCCATGGACCACTTTTATCCTAATACCAAAATCATCAAGGAAGAAAATGTCCGTCGTTACAGAGAGATTATGGAAGGAGAAAACTGATGTTCGTTGTGAGAGACTGGACGCGAAACCCTTCTTACACCATGGTAAGCAACGACGTTAAAGACGTCCGCGATATTGTTATCGGCATTACCGGAGATGAAACGATTGGCGACCATGTGCTTCTTCATCTTGGACATATGATTTTTGGACAATTTTTAGTATGGGGTCCGCTTGTCATTAGGTGCGTTCCGGATGAAGATGCTCAGGCATTATATTTGAAAGGAGAAAACGATGCTGATCATTAAGACAGCGGAAGACCGAGAACGCTGCACGTCTTGTTATGGCAACATCATCGTTGAGTTGACCATGGAAGAAGTCGTTGCCCTGTTCTCAGGAGCAACGCTCGGCGATCCGAACTTTAATGAATATGGGATATTCATTCGATTAGAAGGCTCTACGCCTGTTTGAAAGGAGAAACTAATGGGTATTAAGTTTGAAGGTCAGGTCTTAAAATTTGGCACCGTGGATAAATGCAATAGAAAATTTGCCCCGGACTGCAAGATCACGTTCCCCGAGAAAATCCCGGTAGCCTACAACTTCGATATGGATGAAATAATCGGACATGCTGATATTTCCAAGGTGGAGGACGGACTCAAAGGCGTGGTATCATTGTTCGATACGAATATTCTCCCTGGAAACGAGTATTTCGTTGGCGGATATTATACCAGGATCAAGACGCATGTGGAGGACCATATCACTGTTGTCGATTCTGGTAGGTTGGTCAGTATGAGTATCATTCCGGAGCATAATGTCGCTGATGAAAATTTGAAAGTTAGGAGAGTTGAACCCAATGCTGAAAATTGAAAACACCGAAGTCCTTGGCTGGGAGCACGCTATTCGAGGTATGCGCAATCCGATGAACTCTTGGGAGAAGAGTGATTCCAGTTGGAGATATGTTGCTCCAGCTCAGAGGGAAAGTCATATTCTGGCTTCGTATTTTGATGATTCTGAATTTTGGATCGGCCCTAATGATGCGGATTTGATGAGCCGTCTTCGCAACGCCGGCACCGACCACCGGAAGTTCATGCGGATGATTACGGTCTATGTGGACTTGACGGCTCCGCTGTACTGGTGGAAGGAGTTTGATACTTACAAGGTAGGAACGGTGGCCAATTCTTGCTCCACCATGCACAAAATTGCAGCGAAGGAGTTCACGCTGGAAGATTTCTCGTGTGAGCATTTATTCGATTCCGCGAATGGTGAAGATACGGATTGTTGGACCTATTCCACAGAAGGTATCTGCGAAATTGAACCGATTGATATTCTCAACCTCACCATTGCTATGCTTAATAAGGCCAGAGAATTGTATCTGGATTATCAACAAAAGGCATCTACTGGCGATCAATTTGCTAAAGATCATGTCAAAGAGTATTGGTGGCAGATGATCCAGCTTCTCCCTTCCTCCTACAACCAGCGGCGAACGGTCATGCTCAACTATGAAGTGCTGGCCAACATCTACAAGAGCCGGCGGAACCACAAGCTGGACGAGTGGCACACCTTCTGCGACTGGATTGAGGGTCTGCCGTACAATGAGCTGATTACTGGCCCCAGCTTGAAAGATATCCCCATTAGTAATGAGATCATGGAAGAGGCAAAACGAAGAGTCCATGAGGAACTGAATGCACAGTTCGATCATTTCTGTAAATTACACGAGGGTTAAATGATGAATAAGGAACAGAAGTGGATCGAAAAGCACCCCATAACGTGGCTTTTGATGCAGAAAATAGGGGAGTTTCTGTGGTTCTTTGCCAAGTTCTCTGTCTGTATGCTTTTGTGGTGGGCGATACATCACTGAGGAGTTGCCGCACAGCGAGTTGATTACCAAAGAAGGAGAATGATATTTATGGAAAAGAGTAATTTCATCACCTCTTGGCAGGAGGTTCACACCATCGTGGATGACGCTATGTCGAAGGGGAATCGGTCGGTGTCCATTTATATTTCGCCGGATGGTGGAATGTCCATTAGCGTATCCCCTTGGCCCGATGAGGAGTCACTTCGAGTTGCCTATGAACAGGGCAAAATCTCCTACAATGATTACCGTAAGAGCATTGGACTTTCCCCTGTCAAGACCTAATTGACACTCTTCGGCCAAGCATGGTATCATGAAGTCGAAGATACAGCCTGGAAAAGGGAAAAATTTTGGCGGGAGCTGTATGAAAAGCATGTTTTGGATGAAATTGTCGAGCCGATCAACCAAAAGATCCTCATCGACCAACTCGCCGCCAGAATCCCGCATACTGACCAAGCAACTACACACGAAAAGGAGCATTCTACAATGACCATCAATGAATACCAGGCGCTTGCGCTGCGCACGGAGTCACGCATCACCACCGACCCCGTCCCTTATATTCGCGTTCTGGAAGGGCTTATGGGCCTGAACGGCGAGGCCGGCGAGGCCATTGACCTGATGAAGAAAGTGCTGTTCCAAGGCCACGAGTTCGACCGGGAGCACATGGCCAAAGAGCTGGGCGACATTGCCTGGTATCTGGCTGTCAGCGCAGACGCCATTGGCTACGACCTGGAGAGCATCTTGCAAATGAATGTGGATAAACTCAGGGCACGGTATCCGGACGGTTTCAGCATGGAGCAGAGCCTGCATCGTAGCGCTAATGATATTTAGGAGGTGCCGTCATGAACGTCCAAGATGACTACCTGTTTGTCCGGTTTGACAAATACTGCAAAACCTGCAAGCATGAGAAGCTGGAGGAAAACGAACCGCCCTGCGACGAGTGTCTGGAGCATCCAGTAAACCTGCACTCGCATAAACCTGTTTGTTACGAGGGTACGGATGAGTAAGAAAGACCGTTCCGCAGCATACACCACTTAAAACACAGGAGGGCAATATGGCACAAAAGCGAATCAGGATGGTTCAGCGTGATATTTTGAACGATCGGCTGCGGCTTCTCTACGACGACGGAACGCAAGGTGTTCTGGAGTATGGGGAAGCCGTTTCCCGTTCCAAGGCGCCTGCCATCATCAAACCGAACGACTTTGTTGGGCTGACGCTCAAGCAGGCCAAACTGAAACTTGGCATCAAGAATTGAGGTGCGGCCCGTGAGTTACCAATACGATTTATATTTACAAAAGCACAAGGCCAACGTGAAAAAGGGTTTTGACTGGCTTCAGACCAACATGCCCTGGCTCTTTGAGGGGAAACCGGACGCTGCTTGGCAGACCGAGTTCGAGCATGATGCGTCCAAATCAAAGCCGGATGAGTACGAGGCCTATGACGCTTATTTCTATGGAGGCAACCGCTCCTATGCTGTTGTCCAGGCGTTCCAAAGAGCCTGGCTCCTGCACATCCACCGCAATCCCCATCACTGGCAGCACTGGGTTCTAATCAACGATGACCCCGGTGAAGGCGAAGTCCTGCTGGAGATGCCTTACAATTATATTATTGAGATGATCTGCGACTGGTGGGCCTTCAGCTGGGCGGAAGGTAATCTGAGCGAGATCTTCTCGTGGTATGATGAACATAAGGACTATATCAAACTGAACCCGAAGACCCGCGAAACCGTGGAAGATATTCTCTGGGAACTCCGGGGACGGCTTGGATTTAATGTCCTTGCTCATCATGGCGTCAAAGGTCAGAAGTGGGGCGTTCGTAATGGGCCGCCGTATCCGCTTGATAAAAGCAAGAAGTCTGGTAGAATAGTAACAAAAACCATCAAAGGACATGCTGGACCAACTAAACAGGATGAACCCGACAGTGTCGTTGATCACATTTCTTCTGATGGAAAAGTGAAAACACGCGCATTTTACGATGGTGACGGATGGAAAGTTTCAGAAATACACACGAGCGATCATGGTAATCCCAAACACCATTCGTATGGAAGTCATGGCGAGCACATTCATTATTATGAGTGGGATCGTGAAACCGGAAAACGAATTAGTAGCACTCAGGAAGAGATACCGGGGATTTAAGGAAGGAGAATGATGATATTTTATGACTTTAGAAGAGTTTGTAGCGATTCTGAGCGATGAGTATGCCACGGCCGAGTTTGAGTACAACGGCAAGCGATGTGGCATCGAGCCAGAAACCAGCGATTCAAATACCACCTATGCGATGTGGTATGGCGAGACCTGGAAAGACTATTCAGACATAGATGACCTTCTTTCGGACGACTTCTTCGATGGACGCTCCCTTCGTGATATTTTCGATTCGGTTGACGTGCAGTTCTAACTCATGATTTAACGAGCATTAGTCTGAACCGGAAGGTGAAAAGGAGTTCACATGGTTAAAAAGTATGACAAAGTCCGCCTGAAGGACGGAAGGACAGCAACCATTGTCGAGGTCTTGGAGGAAGGTGTTGCCTATCTGACCGATATTGACTTACCCGGTCCTGATTGGGATACGGAGGAGATTCGCCAGGAAGACATCGAAGAGGATTGATATTTGAACGCTATGAAAGTACGCTGGAAAGGCGAAACCGAGTTCCTGATGCTTACACACGATAAAGTTTATACCGTTCTTGGCATGGAAAAGGGTTGGTATAGGCTGGTCGACGACAGCGATGAAGATTATCTGTACCCTCCTGAGAACTTCGAGATCGTGGAAGAGTAATTATATTTATGAGCCTTTAGAGTTCTAAGCCCACAGGAAAGGAGAAAAACTGTGATAACAATTCAAGGGCAATACAACACTGCTATTTGCTACACCAATGAGCTGGAAGGAGCGGCTCGGGAGCAGATTCAAGCTGTTTGTGACCGGCCTGAGTTTGCAGGCTGTAAAATCCGCATTATGCCCGATGTCCATGCGGGTAAAGGCTGTACCATCGGCACCACTATGACCATTCAGGACAAGATCGTCCCAGGTATGGTAGGCGTGGATATTGGCTGTGGTATGGAAACTGTGGAACTGGCCGAACGCGAGATTGACTTCGCCAAGCTGGATGCGCTGATTCGGGAGAAGATTCCCTACGGCCGAGAAATCCGCGATATTCCCCATCCTCTCAATTCGGAAATCGACTTGACCCAGCTCCGTTGTGCCGACCAGGTCAATCTTGACCGAGCAGTTCACAGCATCGGCTCTTTGGGAGGCGGTAACCACTTTATTGAGGTAGACCAAGCCGGGGACGGGCGGCTGTTTCTCGTGATTCACTCCGGGAGCCGACATCTCGGAACGGAAGTGGCCGACTATTATCAAAACGAAGGCCGCCGGGCACTCTGGGGCGGAGCCCGTCATCAGATTCAGGAGACCATTGCCCAGTTGAAAGCGGAGGGGCGTTTCCAGGAAATTCAGAAGACCATTACGGCGCTGAAGAAAGAGCGCGTGTTGGATATTCCGAAAGACCTGGCCTATGTGGAGGGTAAGTTGTTCGACGACTACATCCACGACATGAAGTTGACCCAGCGCTTCGCCGTTCTGAACCGAAAAGCTATGGCGGACATCATCGTGTCCGGGATGGGATTCACGATTACGGACGAATTCACCACCATCCATAATTATATTGATACGGACGCCATGATCCTTCGCAAAGGCTCCGTTTCTGCCAAAGCTGGCGAAAAGCTGCTCATCCCCATTAACATGCGTGACGGAAGCCTGATCTGCATTGGCAAGGGAAATGAAGAGTGGAACTGCTCCGCTCCGCATGGCGCGGGAAGACTGATGAGCCGGCGAGCTGCGCTCAATACGTTGTCTATGGAAACCTTCCGGTCGGAAATGGAAGGCATCTATACGACCTGTGTGGTGCCGGATACATTGGACGAATCTCCCATGGCGTATAAGAGCATGGATGAGATTATCGCACAAATCGGCCCCACAGCGGACATTGTGGAGCGTATTCGCCCGGTCTACAACTTCAAAGCCTCGGATTAAACAAAATACGAAAAAAAAGAATGCCTCGAATTGTGTAACAGCAGTTCGGGGCATTTATGTTTTCTGGAAAGGGGCGGCATGAAAGGGATTTATCAGAGTGTGCCCGACTGCATCGCTTGTATGAATTTGGGGTGGGCTCCCGAAGGAGCCTGTTCGGGATGCCTCAGATTGGCAAAAGAGCGCGCCGAAGAGGTTGGTATTTTACAGCTCGGCGTTGGTCTCTTCGCAGACAAGGCCGTTATCAAGAAAACGAACGGAGCACTGGCAACCGTTCCGATGAGCGAACTCACCATTATCGATTGATATTTTGAAAAGGAGAAAACACCATGAACGAAATGAATGCAAATGCAGTCGAAACCAAGGAACCCGAGAACGCTACGGCGGCTACCCCTCCGAAGATCATTGCTGTGGACTTCGACGGCTGTCTTGCAGTCAACAAGTGGCCGGAGGTGGGAGAGCCCATCTGGAAGAACATCAATCGGCTGAAAGAGGAGCAGGCCAATGGTACCAAGGTCATCCTCTGGACCAACCGTGTCGGCGAGCCCCTGGAGAAGGCTGTGAGCTTCTGCAAGGAGCATGATATTCACTTGGACGCAGTCAACGAGAACCTGCCCGAGATCATCGAGGCCTTTGGCGGGGACTGTCGGAAGGTCTTTGCCAATGAGTATTGGGATGACCGGGCGGTGCTGATGGATGAAGAGGAAAACCGCTGGGCCTCTCAGGAAGTCGAGATGGCCTGTCAGCGGGAAAAAGAGGCTTCGGAGGATACGGATGACTGGGCATATGGCGTGGCCTGCTATAAGAGCGCTCTGAGGGCCTTCGAGTGCCTGTACCGGGATGGTCACAGCGGGTTCAGCATCCAGATCACCAAGAGCATTCTGAACCGTCTGATCGACGGCAAGTGCCTGACGCCCATTGAGGACACTCCTGACATTTGGAGCGACATCACCAGTGAGTGCAACTGGAAAGAAGGATATCAGGAGTACCAGTGCAAGCGCATGTCCTCCCTGTTCAAGGAGGTTGCTCCGGATGGCACAGCCACCTATTCCGATACCGAACGGGTCTGCGGCATAAACATCAATACTCCGAATGCGGCCTTCAGCAATGGCTTTATGACCCGGCTCGTGGATAAGATCTTCCCCATCACCATGCCCTATCTGCCTGCCGGCAAGAAGTATCGCGTGTTTTCGGAGGACTTCCTGGTCGATCCTAAGAACGGCGACTACGATACAGTTGGCTACCATTATATTCTTACGCCCGATGACAAGAAGGTGGAGCTTAACCGCTACTTCAAGGAAGAGGACGGCAAGATGGTCCAGATTGAAAAGGCCGAATATGAGGAGCGGAAGGCGAAGCGGGTGACCAAGAAATGAAAAACGGCTGGGATGATATTCTAAGGTTCATCTTCAACTTGGTCACTGTTCTGGCCATCCTCGGCGTTCTATTCCTTGTAAAACTTCTGTTCGACTTTTTGAGGTGGATTCTATGAAAAATTTCGACACTATGCTGGTGGGATTTGACCACAGCCACGGCGACCCTGCGGTATTGATCGTTGGGAGGAAAGCACCTGGCGATAATGTTCGCATCATCAATCAGTTCCAAGGCAAAGAGGCGGAAGAGCTGTACCGGAAACTGGTCGGAGAGGAGGATAAAAATGATTGAGAAAAGACTGGGTAAAATTGACTTTGTCGAGTTTGGTAGTATGAAAGATTACCCGTTTCAGCTGGGGCTCCAACTCGGTTTCTCGATGTCTGGCAGTGGCGTCATGGATGGTGGCAAATACACTGTAAACATGTCTCCCGACTGCCACTGGGAAATGGAAACTCGTCATACCAATCTTGCAGAATCCCTTGACCACGTGACTAGAATCCTCAAGGATGCAAAGGTGAACTATGTTTCCGAGTTGCTTGGAAAACCTGTCGAAGTAACTTTGGAAGATGGCGTGTTTAAGGACTTCCGAATTCTTACGGAGGTTCTTTGATATTTGAAGGAGGAGAAAAAGCATGACTATCGGCGGTTGGATTGCATTTGTGTTATTTGCGGCACTCATTTTATGTGCCGGCATCGCGGGCGCGTGTCTGATTGAGAACGTCCTCGGAAAGATTATCAGTGTGGCGGTTGCCATTCTGCTGATTTTGGGATTGTTCTTCGGTATGCGCTGGTACTTCCAGAACACCGCATCTGGCCAGCGGGCCATGACGGATCAGAAAAGCGATTTAGACAATGGACTCGAACGGACGGTGACAATTTATACAGCCGACGGAGAGATCATTGCACAGTACACCGGGAAAATTGATATAGAGGGCAATGACGGCGGCTATGTTCTCTTTGACTATGAGGGGAAGCGCTATACCTATTACAACTGCTTTGTAGAGTCCATCGCTGAAATCAGGCCTTGATATTTTCGGAAAAGGAGAAAACATGAAACGCATTTACGTCGGCGCACTCTTGTGCGCTATTTTGTCGTTAGGGCTATTGACTGGGTGCGACCAAGGCGTTGCTCGCTCTTTTGGTGGCGATATGACTTTGGAACTGGAACCCGGCCAAAAACTGGAGATGATCACTTGGAAAGATGATTCTTTGTGGTATCTCACTCGGCCAATGCAAGATGGAGAGGAGCCGGAAACACATACTTTCCAACAGTCATCCGAGTTCGGAGTGTTTGAGGGCACCGTGACTATCGTTGAGTCTGCTGAGGAGTAGTTCACATTGATATCTGAAAAAGGAGAAAGACCGAACTATGAAGGAGAAGTTTACCAAGAAACTATTTGGGAAATCATCGCCTAAGTCATGGAAGCCTCCCTACCCCTCTTCTCCTGTGCAAAAAGTCCCCCAACCTCAAGCATCAAATTCTGAAACCACTCAGAGAAAACTCAGTCCACGGGAACGATTTGAGCCGATTATTTCCAGGCCCATAGAACTGGAAAAGGTAACCCTTCACCTTCATGATGCAGATGGTGAACGCGAAATCAAAACCTGCTATGGCGATATTTATAAAATCGTCAATGCTCTGATGGATTATGCCAGACTGCTGGAATTGGCCTGTGATGAGTGGGGATTGGAAGGGTTCCATCGTGCCACTTATGAATATCATGCTGAAAAGCTTCGCGCCATTGCGAAAAAGTATCAAGCCGGGATCGGCTATGATTACGACGCGACTTTGGTTAGGTGCGAAGCGAAAAAGAAAAAGCCGCATAAGGACGATGACATAGGCGGCGACGCTATGGAACTGGCACTTAAACAGGCACGTCGCCAAGCTCAAAAGGAGGAAAAAACACCATGACAGTCTACATCGCCGGGAGACAGATAGGTAAAACTGTATTTCTGATTCAGCAATCCGCAAGAACCGGCGCTGTCATTGTAGCACCGACCTACCAGATGGTGGGGTATATCGACCGTATGGCTCGCGACCTCGGTTTGCAGATCCCGCCTCCTATTACTGTCGCCGATTGGATTCGAGGCCTCGTCCGCCAGCGCGAAGGCCATGACAAAACTTATCTGGTTGACGAGCTGCAAATGATGCTGCACCAGCTGAATGTTGAGGCCGCAACGCTGGATGAAAATTATAAGGAGATGGTTCGTATGTTCGGAGTAAAAGAAACCTGCTGCACTAAATGCGGCCATAGGGATGTGTGCCAATACAAAGAGGAGTATTTGGCGGCCCAGGCTGCTGTGGATGAAGTCAGTGTCAACTTACCCTCAAAGGGTGACAAGTCTATCAGAAGCATTCGGCTTCGGGATATTTCCTGGATCGAGCCGACAGAGCTGAAGTGCCGTTATTTCCATCAGAGTACAGGAACAGTTCGGTAATCGGAATCCGGGAGGAAAACCTGATGCTTGAGAAAACGCTGATTGATCTTGCGCATCGCCATTTTGAAATTATGTGGAGATATGAAGCAATGACCAACTCCATCATTGTCCATATGGAAAAACGATACAAGCAGCAGTGGCATAAACAAAATTACCGGGTTACGTTTAGAGAAATCGGTTGCTCCGGCGGCTTTGAAGTGTTTATGACCATGCTTCTCAAACACTTAGCCGATGAAACAGACCGAACGATCAAAGTGAACTGCAATTCAGATTGATATTTTGAAAGGAGAAATCTGTTTATGAATGAGAAAGTGATGCGCCATAAGACAATCTGCGATGAGCTGAATAGCTTGTACGAGCGGAAGAACCATGACTATGGCGACAGTTTCCACCAGACCTTCGTAGAAGAGGGTTTAGCCATGACCCGGATTCGGCTGGGGGACAAGTTCTCCCGGTTCAAAACTCTTTCCCGCCTTTCTGCAAATGACGCCGGCCAGCAGCGGGTCACTGATGAGTCTATTCGGGACACTTTGATGGATCTGGCCAACTATGCCATTATGACCATTCTGGAGATGGATATGGAGAAGGGGGCAAAAATGCTTGACCCCAATGCCGCCTGTATGGCGATTGAGCGCTTGCGAAGCCCGCAATGATATTTTAGGAGGTAAAAATCATGCGTAGTCTGCTGAGAAATATGGCCAAGGCCGAGATGGTTCGTCGCGGCTATCCCAAAGTGAACCGCCAAATGCATCGTCTTTACGGTGATTGGCGTAGTCTTATCGGGGCGTACCCGACCAGCCTTACCACGGGCAAACCAATGGCAAAGAATTTCCATGGTAAGAAGAAGTATCCGAAGGGACACACTTATCACCTCTTTGTGTACCGAACAAAATTGATATTTTCAAGGAGGGGGACTCACGATTCTATGTGGAAACGAGAACTGCTGAAAAACAAACTCTATGCTCTGCTGCTGGTTGGGCTCTCTTTACCAATCATGTTTCTCGATGGGGACGCGACTGCGACAGTTTTGATGCTGTTCTTCGCCGTCCCCATGTTCTTTGCTAAGGAAAACTGGATTATGGGAGGCACCTATGTAACTCAAGAAAGCCGGAGGAAAGGTGTACGGGGCCGTACTTACCGCAGCGGAGAAGAAAGCCATGGACTTGGAGATCCAGCGGGAGCTGGCAGAGTACGACCGAAAGCATATCGCCGAGATCGACGCGACTATTTTATGGGTGCTGCATGAGCAATTCGGGTTCGGGGCTCAGCGGCTCCGAACTTATTACGACGCCTTCCACGACCGTATCAAAGAATTGGTCAGCCGCTATGAGATGGAGGATCAGGATGATATTTGGCTCTGCACTCAGATGCTGAAGAGAATCGGCGTCGATGTGGAGGCGTGGCACAAGGAGAGTGAGTATGGGACTTGATGATTTTGGAAGAGCAGTACGGAACATCCGCTTAGTCAGGGCACTCCTGCTCTATGACATGGCAAAGGACCTTGATATTTCATCGGCTGAGCTGTCTGCCATCGAATGCGGAAGAAAAAATGTTCCAGACTGGTTCGTCTCTAAACTACAAGAAACATACGGTATCAGCGATATGCACGCTCAATCGCTTATCAAATATATGAATGAACGGGGTGATAAAAATTGTCCTGGAATGATCGAAAAAACGCAGAGGGCTACTCAGACCCCACAGCCTACCAAGCTCTGAAGAACATGGATGCCGAGGAGGAGCGGTTCCATAAGCTGCTCTATGCCATCTTTGATATTTGTGAGTTGGCGGACTTTGAGATTGAGGGGCGGATTGTTCTGGTGGACAAGCGCTCCGGAAAGGTTTGGAGGTGATGAGATTTGGGCCTATCCAGACTTGTAGCAAAATGTAGGGCGTGTCCATATGTATCCACCTGCGACCATAAGCGAATGGAGGCGCTTGGATATTTACCGATGTCGGAGCCGACGGTTGAGATTCGGACAGACCGGTCAGTTCAGATCGACAACCTTTTAACTGCACTCAACTGCTGTTATACCAATATGCAAGCAGGCGTTTCCAAGTCCCAAAATAATATTCGAGAGGTGATGACTCATGACCATGGAAGAGATTCTGGCGGTTGTTCAAAAGATCAAGGATGCTTGGGTGGCATTTGGCCAGTCGATGGCGGAGGCTGCACAGGCACTTGAGGATATGTTTCGCAACCTTGGAGAGAGCGATGAACTCTGGCCTAAGCGGAATGGGATACCTCCGAAAAAGTATGGCATGTCTCTTCATCGGCGGGTTCGTCCAGCTCCTCCTCGCTACCAGTTTGTCCCCGTGGCACCTCGAACTCGGCCTTACCAGCGGCGTGCATTTTGAGGAACAAACCTAGTCAGAGATTGATATTTTGTGTGTAGATAGGTGGCGAAGAAGTACAGAAGGGTACGGACGACACTGATTAGACCCTTAATATTTGGGGGGGAGAACGGTATAGCCGGGTAGCGAAGGGTACGGACGTCTCCAATTTTGAAGCAGGATTCGACCTGAAAATAGGCCAAAAGCTGCTACTATTACTGTTAGTAGCAGGTCAATTTTGGGGCGTTTTGCTGGCCACTTTTAGTCCGAAAACTGGCCATTTGCCCACTTTTGTTTCGGAACTGGCCAGAAACCTTTTGATTCTTGCACGAAAAAAGGACCGAAAATGACGAAAAATTGGCCATTTGCCCACTTTCTGCCCACTTTTATTTTCAAAAGTGGCCAGGCTGAAACCGTTGCGCCCCAAGGGTTTGCGGGTTTTCTGGCCACTTTCCCACTTTTTCTCTTCACTTAAATGCGAAAAAAAATATTAAAATTTATATATAAGTGGAAGAAAAAAGTGGCCAACTGGCCAGCTGCTACTATCAGCGCCTCAAAATGTCGTTCGCGGCTATAAAAATACTCTTTCCATTCAAAACTTAATGTGCTATACTGACAATGCCACACAGTTTCATATATTTTTTAGTCTACGGGGAAAATACTTTGGCAAAAGGTGTTTTCTCTCTTCCTCGTTATGCCCGTAGGCTAAAATGAGATTGTGTGGCAACAATGGAGAGATTCGCTTTTGCAAGAGTGCGTCTCTTCATTGGGGCGCACTCTTTTATTTTGCTCAAAGGAGGGATTGCCGATGGCCAAATCAAAGAAGCCGAACGGTAACATCGGTGGTACGCTTGGATTTGTCGCCGGAATTGTCGGCGCCGTGACTCCGCTTGCCGTCGAGCTTATCGACCGGATTCCCAAAAAGGAAGAACTCGCCCCTTCTGAAGAATTGATATTTATGCCGGAGCTCTGCTCTAAGAAGTTTCCTCTAAAATTGGACGAGGCAAAAGAACTTTTGGATAGCCGCGGTCTAAAAGCACTGCCTATCGAGGTTCGCTTTCGGGATGCGTGCGTCAAATACAAAGACTGCTTTGAACTCCAGGTAGTTGGCTCTGACCGCAAACCAAACTCGAAGCTAAAACCCGGAGACACTGTGATTGTGCAGTATGTGACCCAGGAAGTCATCGACGAGAGCCGGCGGATATTTGAAGAGACCGAGCAGCAGAAGGCCGCGTTGAAACAGGAGCGAGCAATCAAGCGAGCTGAACAGGTGGAGCGTGCCAAAGCCGTCGCAGGCGATACCGCCGCTAAAGCAAGAGCCGGTGTCGAGAAAATAGTCCACCGTGACGTCAAGAAAAAGAAAGAACTTGGAAAGGAGAACTCCCATGAGCAGGAATAGCGGAAAGAAACGGGGTACGGCCGGGCTGATCTTGGACGTTATCCTCACCCTTTGTACCGGAGGTCTCTGGCTGATTTGGATTCTGATCCGGTATCTGCGGAACAACAGCTGATGAACACAACATTGATATTTTACGCTTAGCCGGGACGCTTGTGGGTGTCTCGGCTCTTTTCATTTCCGCTGAAAATGCAGTCCCCTTTATGGGAGGCGATAGTATGAAACTCAACATTGGAAACTCGACCCAAATATTGATGACGTTTACCATGTCGATGGTGGCGGCGATTGGAAGTGCTGCCGGCGCCACGATCTGGCAATCGTTTGGCAAACCAAAGGTCGAGAAGATTGCTGAGGAAAATAGTAAGCCGAAACGAAAAATTGGATTTATCATTGAAGATTAGAGCCGTCATCCGCGGCTCTTTTCTTTTTGCTCCAAATTGATATTTTAGGGCTGTTTTTCTTTCCGCAAAAAAAACAGACTCTTTTATGGAGAGGAGAGAGATATGTCGCGCATATCCTATTCTTTCTATCACTTTTATCGGAAAGGAGGCCGTTTCGTGGCCAGAAGCGCAAGATTGGAAAGTGGTTTTCAGGACCGGCTTATTGCCAATTTGAAAACGATATTTCCCGGCTGTATGGTTTTTAAGATGGATCAGCGCCAGGGCATCCCCGACCTGCTCATTCTTTATGGAAAGAAATGGGCCTCCCTTGAGTGTAAGAAATCTGCACGCGCTAAGAGACAGCCAAACCAAGAATATTATGTTGGGAAGATGAACGAGATGTCTTTCTCCAGATTCATTTCCCCGGAGAACAAGGAGGAAGTGCTGGATGAACTTCGCAAAACACTCCAACCTTGAGGGGCAGCATGCCTTTCTTAGCGCCAGTGGCTATCACTGGATCAATTACTCAGAAGATAAGCTCGCCGACGCTTACGCCAAATACCGGGCGGCTCAGCGTGGGACGGCTCTTCACGCTTTTGCGGCCCAATGCATCAAACTGGGTCAGCGACTGCCAAAATCTCAGAAGACGTTGAACATGTATGTGAACGACGCCATTGGGTATAAGATGACCCCGGAACAAATCCTGTATTATTCTCCAAACTGTTTCGGGACCGCCGACGCCATTTCCTTTCGGAAAGATATTCTTCGGATTCACGATCTGAAGACCGGCGAGGCCCCGACGCATATGGAACAGCTTATGGTTTATGCGGCCCTCTTCTGTTTGGAGTATGACTACAAGCCAAACGAGATTGAGATGGAGTTGCGTATTTATCAGAACGATACCGTCCTTTACCACAAGCCTACCATCGAGGATATTTTCCCCATCATGGACCGCATTGTTACCTTCGACAAAATCATCAACAGTATCAAGGAAGAGGAGGAATAAGCCATGGACCCCATTGTGGATGATATTTTGATGCACTATGGCGTCAAGAGGCGCTCTGGGCGCTACCCCTGGGGTTCTGGCGAGAACCCTTATCAACACGGCGGAGACTTCCTGGCCCGTGTGGAAGAACTTGAGGCGCTTGGCAAATCTCAAAAGGAAATTGCTGAGGAGCTGAAGATGTCTACCACCGATCTCCGTATGCAGGTTCGTGTGGCGAAACATGAACGGCGCGCCTTACAGGCAGAGCGAGCCAAGTCCCTTCGTGAAGAAGGAAAGACTCTCGATGAGATTGCCAAAATCATGGGGTACAACAACGACTCCTCGGTTCGTGCGCTTCTCAATGAAAACACCGCCAGCAACAAGAACAAGGCCCTTGCTACCGCCGAGGCATTGAAGAAAGAGCTGGCAGTAAAAGGGGCTCTTGATGTTGGCGAGGGCGTAGAGCAGCAGCTTGGCGTCTCGAAAGGAGTTCTTCAGGAAGCTCTGTTCATTCTGGAAACGGAAGGCTATAACCGATATGGCGTTGGCGTCCCTCAGGTGAACGACCCCAAGAAGCGGACAATCACTCCGGTTATTTCGGTTCCCGACATCGAGCAGAGAGATGCCTACCAGAACCTCGACATCATCAAGTCGGTGGGCGACTATCACTCTTCGGATGGAGGCGCATCTTGGGATAAGCGCGAGTATCCGGCAAGCATCGATTCAAGCCGAGTCAAGGTGCTCTATGGGGATGAGGGCGGCTCGAACAAGGACGGAGTCATTGAAATTCGTCGTGGCGTTGCAGACCTCGACCTGGGAAACGCTCACTATGCGCAGGTACGCATTCTTGTGGATGGGACGCATTACCTCAAGGGCATGGCCATGTATTCTGATGACATGCCGGAGGGGTGCGACATCGTGTTTAACACGAACAAGCACTCCGGAACGCCCAAGATGGATGTATTCAAAAAGATTCAGGACGACCCCGACAATCCTTTCGGCGCATTCATCAAGGCCAACGGTCAGAGCTACTACCCCGACCCGAATGGCAAGTACACAGACCCGATTACCGGCGAGAAAAAATCTTTGTCGGCCATCAATAAGCTGAAGGAGGAGGGTGACTGGGACAAGATGAGTAAGAACTTGTCCTCCCAGTTCCTATCCAAGCAGCCCATCAAGCTGATCCAGAAGCAGTTGGATTTGACCTATGCCGATGCGGCCGATGAATTCGCCGAGATTTGCTCTCTGAACAACCCGACTATCAAGCGGAAGCTTCTTATGGACTTTGCAGATGAATGCGATTCTGCCGTTGTCCATCTGAAAGCGGCCGCCCTCCCCCGGCAGAGCACACAGGTCATCTTGCCTATCACAGCGATGAAGGAAACGGAAATCTATGCCCCCAACTATCGTAACGGTGAGAAAGTTGTGCTGATCCGCTACCCCCATGGCGGAACCTTTGAAATTCCGGAGTTGACGGTCAACAACAAGAATCAGACGGCCATTTCCGTTCTCGGCAAGAACATCAGGGATGCGGTCGGCATCAATCCAAAGGTGGCAGAACGGCTGTCCGGCGCGGACTTTGATGGCGACCAGGTCGTTGTCATTCCTGTCGGCGGAAAGGTTTCTGTAAAATCTACCCCCGCCCTGGATGGGTTGAAGGATTTTGACCCAAAAACAGAATATTCCACCGAGGGCAAGACTGGCGTCCGGCTCCTATCTAAAGCTGGCACCCAGATTGAGATGGGGAAGATTTCCAACCTCATCACCGACATGACCTTGAAAGGGGCCCCCCAGGAGGAGATTACAAAGGCCGTCAAGCATAGCATGGTCGTCATTGACGCTGCCAAGCATAAGCTCGACTATAAGCGGTCCGAAGTCGAAAACGACATCCCCACCCTCCGTAAACGGTGGCAGGGCTACACAGACCCCGAAACCGGTAAGGAAGTGGGCGGAGCCTCCACCCTACTCTCCAGGCGCAAGCAGACCGTCGAGGTTCCGGAGCGTCAGGGCAGTGGGCGCATTGACCGGGAGACAGGTGAAGTCGTCTATAAGGAGTCTGGTCGAACCTATGTAGACCCTAAGACTGGTAAAACGGTCAAGGCCACAACCAAAATCAAACTATTAGAGGCAACCGATGACGTCCGTAAGCTGTCTTCCGGCACTGTTCAGGAAGATGCCTATGCCGACTATGCCAATCGTATGAAAGCGCTTGCCAACAAGGCGAGACTTGAGTATCTGGATACGCCGACATTAGTACGGAACGCCAGTGCAGCAAAAACCTATGCGCCTGAAGTCGCAAGGCTGACCAGTGCACTGAAGACTGCGCAGCTTAACGCCCCTAAGGAACGTGAGGCCCAGCGCATCGCCAATGCTCAGGTAAAGGCCAAGGTTCAGGCGAACAATGTCACCGACAAAGACGAAATCTCTAAGATTCGTCGTGCGGCGATCAGTGACGCTCGCGTTTCCACTGGCGCAAGCGGAAAAGGAACGCGCATTACGATCTCCGATGGAGAATGGGAAGCAATCCAAGCTGGCGCGATCTCTGATACAACCTTGAAAGAGATTCTTCGTTACTCTGATCCCGATGTCGTCCGAGAGCGCGCAACCCCAAGAGCATCGACGCAGTTGTCTGAAGCTCGTGTCAATCGCATTAAAGCGATGGCCAATTCTGGAAGCACCAACTCCGAAATCGCAGATGCTTTGGGCATTTCGCCTTCTGTCGTTTCCAAGTATCTCAATGAGTAAGAAAGGAAGTGAGAGCGAATGGAAATGTGTATGCTTACTACTACCGATAACCCCTACGACCCTTTTACACAGTATGAAGCGTGGTATCGGTTTGATGAAGACAACGGCTATCATTCCTGCGCTTTCTTAGCGCGCATCGCCCGTACTTCCGATCAGCTTTCTGACAAGGAGAACCAGGAAGAAATCGAGCGAGCAATCAACGACATCATCAAGTACGACCCCCTGGGCATCTATAAAAAGGTTAAGAAGATCGTGCAATCCGAGCCTGCCGTGACCGCATGATGGTAAATCGATGGTAGCCATTGGGAAAGAAACGTTCTCTCATCAGGAGTGCGTTTCTTTTTGTCATTTATGGGACACATTCAACCCACCGGTTGCGGATCACGGCCTCGAACTCATTCAAAGGGTATAGGGGGTCCCTCCGAAATGGTACCCCCTCTGCATCGCGATGGTCTTCAAAAATTCTCCGGGGGATATTTTTGGAAAATGGCTTCGGTTTTCAGCGGTGCTTGAACAAGCCCACAGGGCGGCGTTTACCGGCGAGGACTCTTTTTCGTTCAGCTGTGATCTCCTTTCCGGCTGAGTACGCAATGCATTACCTCCATTGCCGCGAGTTTTTCTCCACTTGTCGGTAAGCTGCTTATGCGGGCTTCTTCAAGCACCGCTGAAAACCGGTCCAAACATCACAGAAACTGCCACAACTCTAAGTGAGAGGAGGTGTCAAGTGTGGCAAAAGCAACGAAACCTTCTGGCATTCAACCGAGGAAGCGCCGGGCCGCCTTGACACCGGAGGCCAGAGAGAACCAGCTGATCGATTTGGCCGTCAACCTGATTGAAAAGCGTCTGCTGGAGGGGACGGCTTCTTCCCAGGAGGTCACCACCATCCTGAAGCTCGGAACCACCAGGGCGCGTCTGGAAAATGAGCGGCTTGCCAAAGAGGTGGAGCTGGTCCAGGCCAAGACCGAGGCGTACAAATCCGGAGTCCGGATGGATGAGCTCTACGAAAAGGCCATGGCCGCCTTTAAGCGGTACAGCGGGCAGGACGAGGAGGACGGGGATGAGTATTAGATGTTACTCGGAATTGATCCTTCTCCCCACCTTCGAGGAGCGCTACCGCTATCTTCGTTTGAACGGTGTTGTCGGAGAGGAGACCTTCGGCTTTGACCGGTACATGAATCAGGTCTTTTATCGCTCCCCGGAGTGGAAGCAGATCCGGGATGTTGTGATTGCCCGGGACATGGGGTGTGATTTGGGAATTGCCGGACGGGAGATTTACCGCCGTCCACTTATCCACCACATGAACCCGATCCGCCCGGAGGACATCCGGGAGCGAAGAGGGATCATCCTCGATCCCGAGTTTCTGATCACCACAATTCATGAGACGCATCTGGCCATCCATTATGGCGACGAGAACCGGTTGTTCAAGGAGCCGATTACACGCAGACCCAATGATACCTGTCCTTGGAAAAAGTAGAGGAGGACTCGAAATGGAGAATCATGCTGCCGGTGTTGTGACGAATTGTCTGAGAGCGGCGCTTTATCAAGAGCCGAGAGCAAATTCCAAAGTCCTTACAGTCATTACGGCTCTGACCAGAGTTTCCGTTAATATGGACGAGCCAACAGATGCTTTCTATAAAGTATCGACCTCCAACGGCACCCAGGGGTACTGCATGAAGAAGTTCATCGCAGTCCGCCGGTGAGGAGGCTGTTATGGAGATTTCCGAAAGCATCCTGATATCAATCAAGAAACTGTTGGGCATCGACGAGAGTTACACGCACTTTGACCCGGACATCATCATCCACATCAACAGTGTGTTTTCCATCCTGACGCAAATGGGCGTTGGACCTGCCAACGGTTTCTCAATCTCAGGAAAAGATGAAGTCTGGTCCGGATTTATTCAGGATAAGCCGAACATCTTTTCCTTAGTCAAATCCTACGTTTACATGAAGGTTCGGTTGTTATTTGACCCGCCTCTCAGCTCCGCTGCCATTGAGTCCATCAACCGGCAGATCAGTGAGTTTGAGTGGCGGCTTTTTGTTGCAGCGGACCCCGTGAAGAACACTAGCGGGAAGGAGGAAAGTCAAAATGGAGAATAGCATGCTCCTGCACTACGGCATCAAAGGCATGAAGTGGGGCGTCCGCCGCTACCAGAACAAAGACGGCACCCTGACCGCCGCCGGTGAAAAACGCTATGACCGGGATAAACGGGAAAACGCGGCCAAGAAGAAGGAGAACCGCATCGACCTGTCCAACCCGGACCCGAAGCGCTGGGCTAAGGAGGACCTGGAGCGGACCAAGAAAACCGTCGACTCCAGCTCGGATCTGGTGAAGGAGATGAAAAAGCTGGAGCAGACCAGCACGTCCAAGCCAGCTCCGAAACGGATGGATCTGAGCAAGATGACCGACAAGGAGATGCGGGATAAGATCAACCGGGAGCTTCTGGAGCGGCAATACAATCAGCTGTTCGCGGATACCTCCCCAGCTCAGGTTTCTAAAGGGCGGCAGGCATTGCGGGATACGCTGGAAGTGGCGGGAAGCGTTCTGGCGATCGCAGGGTCTTCCCTGAGCATTGCCCTTGCAATCAAGGAATTGCGGGGGTAGTTGTTTATGGAACTGCATCACCATGGAATTCTGAAACAGAAGTGGGGCGTTCGGAACGGTCCTCCCTATCCCCTGCGGGGCGGCGACTACACTCCGGCCCAGAAAAAAGCCATCCGCAATAAGCGGAAGAGCGGCAACAGCATCTACAACAAGAAGCACTTTGACGAAGTGCTGAACGCCGATAAGACGACCCTGAGCACGTTGTCCTATGACAAGGACCGGACCAAGAACACCGATATGTTCTACGCAACCCACAATTCCCTGGACAAGCACCAGTATAACGCACTGTTCAACCGGCCGATCCCGCAGCCGGTATATGACGAGAATGGGAAGCAAATCGGAACCGGCGCGTTTATGAAGTACCGGATCGACAACTCGCTTAAAACCGACTTGAAGGTGGCGAGCGAGGACTCCGGCGCAGAGGTCTTCATGAATCTCTATCGAAAAGATCGGGATTTTTATAACTTTGTAACGGATAAGGACCGGATGCAGAGCTATTTCGTGAAAGACAAGTACAAATTCAAGGGGTATCGGGAAGCTGCCGCAGTGTTGGAAAGGATGAAGGACCCGGACTATACGCCCTCGGCCAAAGATCTCCAGACAGTCTATCGGATGTTCAATTATGTGATTCCATATGACGGACAGGGCGACCGATGGAAGGGGCATGACGTCTATGTCCAGCGCACCAAGTTTTTTAACGAATGCAAGAAGGCGGGCTATGGCGCGTTCCTTGACACGAACGACGCCATTTACGGCGGTTTCAAGGCCAAATCGCCCATCATCGTGTTCGACATGGAGCAGGTTATTCCAAAAGATACCTACCGGACAAAGCTGAGCGAGCAGAAGTTCTCCACCCTGGTTCTCCTTGGCAGAAAAGCGCTGGGGCTGTAACGGGAGGCTGGTGAACCGATGTTATCCAACACCGCCGTCCCCCGTTACTACGGCGCATTCCGCGATGCGGTCATCCGCGGCGATATTCCGGTCTGCAAGGAAGTTGCCATGGAGATGTACCGGATTGACCGGCTGATCGAGTCGCCCAGTTACTACTATGATGACAGGGCGGTGGAGGGCTGGATCGAGTTCTGCGAGAACGAGCTGACCTTGACCGACGGTTCCGACCTGCATCTCCTGGATACCTTCAAGCTTTGGGGGGAACAGGTGTTCGGCTGGTACTATTTCGACGACCGCTCTGTCTATGTACCCAATCCGGACGGCAGAGGCGGACGCTATGTGACCAAGCGGATCAAGCAGCGGCTGACCAAAAAGCAGTACCTGATCGTGGGGAGAGGCGCGGCGAAGTCGCTTTACGATTCCTGCATTCAGGCATACTTCTGTGTTGTGGACGGCTCCACCACCCATCAGATCACCACGGCCCCCACCATGAAGCAGGCCGAGGAGATCATCAACCCCATCAAGACCGCCATCACCCGGGCCAGAGGCCCCGTCTTCCAGTTCATGACTGAGGGGTCTTTGCAGAACACCACCGGGTCCCGGGCCAATCGGGTGAAGCTGGCCTCTACCAAGAAGGGTATTGAGAATTTTATCTCGGGCTCCCTGATTGAGATCCGCCCCATGTCGGTGGACAAGCTCCAGGGCCTGCGCTGCAAAGTGGCCACCGTGGACGAGTGGCTGTCCTCCGCCGACGCCCGGGAGGATGTCATCGGCGCGGTGGAGCAGGGCGCCTCCAAGCTGGACGACTACCTTATTATAGCGACCAGTTCCGAGGGCACGGTTCGTAACGGCGCCGGCGATACCATCAAAATGGAGCTGATGAACATTCTCCAAGGCATTGGCCCTCCGCAGGAGCATGTTTCCATCTGGTGGTACAAGCTGGACTCTGTTGAGGAGGTGGCCTACCCCGATATGTGGCCTAAGGCCAACCCGAATCTGGGAAAGACCGTCACCTATGAGACCTATCAGAAGGATGTGGACCGGGCGGAAACCGCCCCCGCCACACGGAATGATATGCTGGCCAAGCGGTTCGGCCTTCCTATGGAGGGGTACACCTACTACTTCACCTACGAGGAGACTTTGCCCCACCGCCGGCAGCGGTTTTGGCAGATGCCCTGCTCCATGGGCGCCGATCTCTCCCAGGGCGATGACTTCTGCTCCTTTACGTTCCTGTTCCCTCTTCGGGATGGTTCCTTTGGCGTTAAGTCGCGCAACTACATCACATCGGTGACACTCCATAAGCTCCCCGCCGCCATGCGGGTTAAGTACGAGGACTTTATGGCAGAGGGCAGCCTGATCGTCATGGAGGGGACAGTTCTCGACATGATGCAGGTCTATGAGGATCTGGACGACCATGTCATCAACTGCGGCTACGATGTGCGCTGCTTTGGATATGACCCCTACAACGCCAAGGAATTTGTGGAGCGGTGGGTCAATGAGAACGGCCCGTTTGGGGTCGAGGTGGTCCGGCAGGGGGCGAGAACGGAATCCGTCCCCCTGGGCGAGCTGAAGAAGCTGGCCGGAGAGCGGATGCTGCTCTTTGACGAGGACTTAATCACCTTCTCTATGGGCAACTGCATCACGATGGAGGACACCAACGGCAACCGTAAGCTGCTGAAAAAGCGGTCTGACCAGAAGATCGACGCGGTGGCGGCCATGATGGACGCCTACGTCGCCTATAAACACAACCCAGAAGCATTTGAGTAAAAAAAAAGGGGGGGGGTACTTATGAAGCCCTATTATAAACCTTCTCCCCAGGATTGCCTTGCCCATTATGGAGTCAAGGGCATGAAATGGGGCGTCAGGCGTTATCAGAACTATGACGGTTCCTATACCCGAAAAGGACTGGAGCGCTATCGCAAAGCCGAATCGGACTATGAACGTGCCAAATCAAAAGCGGCAGAAACGAAAGCCGCCCATAAATCCGGACAGGCTACCCGGCAGCAGGTCAAGGACGCTAATCGGGCCGTCAAAACCGAAAAACGTCGGATGGAAGACGCCTATGGTAAACTGAAGACCGACAAGTTAGCGGATGAAGGCAAGAAACTTTATCAGCGCGGCAAGACCATTACCGGGAATACCCGAACTGCTTATTTAGCGGAAACGGCCATAGTAGTTGGTTCCTATGCGGTAAGTTCACTCTTATCCAAAGGGATGGAAGACCAGCGGACGGCACAACTTGCGGGCTCAGCTATCGCAGTGGGCGGAACAATCGTGAACGCTTTGCTCGCTGGAAAGGCCATCAGCGAGAACAGAAAGCTGCGGGCCTACTATGCCCATTGAGAAGAGAGGGACAATGATGGCGTTGACTCCTATTTTTCTCGACATTCTTTTGCACAATGGCATTCGCCCTGTCAAAGCGGCGAAACGCCTCACCACAGACTCTTAACCGGGTCTGTGGTTTTTTTTTTGACCTAAATTAGATACACACGGGACGGTTGTTACAAATTTTATCACAGATAGGAGGTGACCGCGATTGTCAGATGTTTTGCAGCACTACGGCATCCGTGGGATGAAATGGGGCGTGCGGAGATTTCAGCAGAAGGATGGAAGCTTGACGTCCCAGGGCCGGAAACGGTACGGCGGTGAGGATGGACCCGAGCGGAAGAAGCTGCCCGCAGCCGGAAAAGCGGCCGTGGGAGCGGCGGCAGCCGCAGGAATCGTTCTTACCGCTTATCTGGTAAAACGGCACGGGGCGAAAAAGGCGGCGGAGCTTGCCGCAAAGGCAGAGCAGGGAAAGCGGGCCGTGGAGCAGCTTCAAAAGAGCGCCTCCGTCTTCTCAACGCCGGTCAGCCAGCTTCGGACTCCCGGGCCGTCTCCGGGCGGCGGCGTTCAGCAGGCGGTAAAAACCGTTGCCTCGGCCACAAAGCAGGCATCCGCGGCAAAGCCTCCTCCGGCTTACGACTTCGCGGCCTTGATGAAGCAGAACGACGAGCTGCTCAAGAAGATGTACGCCGATCTGCTGTCGTAGGAGGTGAGAAAAGTGGAAATGTCAGTTGGTTCCAGGCTGAAACACGCCTGGAACGCTTTTTTAGGCAATGAGTTTTTCAAGTACAGCCATTCCCTTGGCCCCAGCTACTCCTACCGCCCGGACCGGCCCATTTTCAGCCGGGGAAACGAGCGCTCCATCATTACCTCCGTCTACAACCGGATCGCGCTGGACGCGGCGTCGATTGGGATTCAGCATGTCCGCCTGGATGACGACGGCCGGTTTACAGAGGTGATCAATTCAAGTTTGAACGGCTGTTTGACTTTGGAGGCAAATCTGGACCAGACCGGGCGGGCCTTTATCCAGGACGTGGTCATGTCCATGCTGGACGAGGGATGCGTGGCCATCGTGCCCACGGATACCGACCTCGACCCGGAGACCGGCTCGTTCAAGATCGAAACGATGCGTACCGGGAAAATCGTGGAGTGGTATCCCAAGCACGTCAAGGTCCGGGTCTACAACGAGAACCGGGGCGAGAAGCAGGATGTCATCCTGCCGAAGAGTGGGGTCGCCATCATTGAGAACCCGTTTTTCGCGGTGATGAATGAGCCCAACTCCACCATGCAGCGGTTGATCCGAAAACTCAATATTTTGGACGCAATCGACGAGCAGAGCGGTTCCGGAAAACTCAACCTGATTATTCAGCTGCCCTACGTCATCAAGACGGAAGCGAGGCGTCAACAGGCGGAAAAACGCCGTAAAGATATCGAGGAACAGTTGTCCGGCTCCAAGTATGGCGTCGCTTACACCGACGGCACGGAACACGTGGTCCAGCTGAACCGGCCCATCGACAACAATCTGATGTCCCAGATTGAATACCTGACGAGCATGCTTTACAGCCAGTTGGGGATCACGCAGGGGATTTTGGACGGGACTGCCGATGACCGGACGAAGCTGAATTACGACAACCGGACGATTGAACCGATCCTATCAGCCATTGTTGACGAAATGAAGAGGAAATTCCTCACCAAAACTGCTCGGTCACAGAAGCAGTCGATCCTCTTCTTCAGAGACCCGTTCCGGCTGGTGCCCATCAACGATATTGCCGAAATTGCCGACAAGATGACCCGCAACGAGATCATGACCTCCAATGAGATCCGGCAGAAGATCGGCATGAAGCCGTCGAAGGACCCCAAGGCGGACGAGCTCCGAAACAGCAACTTAAGCGCCCCGAAAGAGGAGGGCAATCAGCCACCATCAACATCTGAAGGAGGAAACGTTCAAAATGAACCTGAAGTATGACTTTAGTGGCTGGGCGACCCGGAACGACCTTGTCTGCGCGGACGGACGAACCATCCGCCATAACGCATTCGAGGATTGCGACGGGAAGACGGTTCCCCTGGTTTGGAACCACCAGCACGACGAACCTGGCAACATCCTGGGCCACGCCCTTTTGGAGAACCGGAAGGACGGCGTTTACGCCTACTGCACATTCAACGAGACCGACGCCGGCAAGGCGGCTAAGATGCTGGTCCAGCATGGGGACATCGCGTCCCTGTCCATTTACGCCAATGGGCTGAAGCAGACCCCCAGCAAGGATGTGACGCATGGCGTCATCCGGGAGGTCAGCCTGGTGGTCGCCGGGGCAAATCCCGGCGCCTTTATTGACTTTGTGGATATGGCCCACGGCGAAGGCGGCGAGCAGGAGATGATCCTGTCCGCCTACGAGCCCATTTCCCTGTTCCGCCCCGACGAGAAGCCCCCTCTTGTTCATAAGGCCGGCTCTGGGGATGGCAAGAAAGAGGACAAGCCTAAGGACGACGGAAAAGAGGAGAAGCCTGAGAATGAGAAGACCGTCCAGGACGTGGTGGACAGCATGACCGAGGAGCAGAGAACGGTCATGTATGCCCTGATCGGCGCGGCCATGGAGGAATTGGATTCCCAGAAGGGCAAGGGGGACGGGGGCGACGACGATGACGACGACCCCGACAAGAAATCTGACAAAACCAAGGGAGGAAACAAGACCATGAAGCACAATGTTTTCGAGAACGAAGACACTCAGGACACCGTTCTGAGCCACTCCGACCGCGCTGACATTCTTGCTCTGGCCAAGAGCAACAGCGTGGGCAGCCTTCAGACCGCTCTGAAGATCTACGCTGAGCAGAACGAGCTCAAGCACGGCATCGACAATATCGAGAGCCTGTTCCCGGACTTCAAGGACCTGCGCCCCGGCGCGCCTGAGCGCGTTACCCGCGACCAGGGCTGGGTGACTGCCGTCATGCAGAAGGTCCACAAGAGCCCCATCAGCCGTATTCGTACCCGCCAGATGGACACCCGCAAGGACTCCATCCGGGCCCACGGCTATCAGAAGGGCAAGCGCAAGACTCTGTCCGGCAACATGAACGTCATCACCCGGACCACTGACCCTCAGACGGTGTACCGCACCGACGCCCTGCACCGGGACGACATTGTCGACATCACTGATTTCGATGTAGTGGAGTACCAGTATGCCGTGATGCGGGAGAACCTCAACGAAGAGGTGGCTACCGCCATCATGGTGGGCGACGGCCGCGAAGCGGACGACGAGATGAAGATCTCCGAGGACCACATCCGTTCCATCTGGAACGACAACGACCTCTACACCATCCACTACGACGTGGATATTGAGGCCGCCCGCGCCGAGCTCAACGGTAGCAAGACCGATATGAGCTTCGGCGAGAATTACATCTACTCCGAGGCCATCATCACCGCCGCTCTCTATGCCCGGGAGAAGTACAAGGGCACCGGCACCCCTGATTTCTTCTGCACGCCTCATCTGGTGAACGTGATGCTGCTGGCCCGGGACATGAACGGCCGCCGCATCTACAACTCCAAGGCCGACCTGGCCGCCGCCCTGAACATCGGCGAGCTCTATACTGCCGAGCAGTTCGAGGGCTTGGTCCGTATGGACGACGAGGGCGCCAAGCACAAGCTGCTGGGCCTCTTTGTCAACCTGGCCGACTATACCGTGGGCTCCACCAAGGGCGGCGAGATCACCCGGTTTGACCAGTTTGACATCGACTTCAACCAGCAGAAGTACCTGATCGAGACCCGCCTGTCCGGCGCGCTGACCCGCGTCTACTCCGCCATCGCGCTGGAGGAGCCTGTGGCCGCCAGCTCCGGCGGTGGTTCCAGCGCCGGCACTCCCTGAGGAGAAGCTTCAAAATGGCGAAATTTTATGGATCGGTAGGCTATGCTGATACCGTTGAGACTGCCCCTGGCGTGTATGAAGAGAAGATCGTTGAGTATCCGTACTATGGCGATTTGACTCGGAATACACGCCAGCTTCAGTCTGGGGAGACCCTGAACGACGACATCAATATCGCGAATGAGATCAGCATAGTCGCCGATCCGTTCGCCAGGAAGAACTTCCACAAGATGCGGTATGTGGCGTACATGGGCGCGAAATGGAAGATTTCCAAGGTCGAAGTGGGATATCCCCGCCTGATCCTGACGATTGGGGGGCTCTACAATGGGTGACAGGATTCAACTTCATACCCTTCTGTGCGGGATTCTTGGCTGTCCGGAACGCGGCGATGCGTGCCGGGCTTATTTTCAGCCTCCGGCCAGCAAGGAAATCCAGTACCCCTGCATCGTCTACGAGCGAAGCGAAATCAGCGCCATCCACGCTGACAACGCCCCCTACCGGCTGCTGGACCGGTATCAGGTGACGGCCATCTACAAGAACCCGGACAGCGATCTGCCCCACCGCCTTGCCATGCTGCCCATGTGCGCCCACGACCGTCATTTCACGGCCGACAATCTGAACCACGACATCTTCAACCTGTACTATTAAAAGGAGGAAATCCGAAATGAGTAAACTCGTATGGGACAAGATCGGGGAACGTTTCTACGAAACCGGCATCGATCACGCCGTCCTCTACCCCATCAGCGCCACCGGCGTCTACGACAGGGGTATAGCCTGGAGCGGCATCACCGCCATTAACGAGAGCCCCTCCGGCGCCGAGCCCAACAACATGTACGCCGACAACATCAAGTACCTGGTGCTGGTGGGCGCCGAGGACTTCGGTTTGACCATTGAGTGCTACACCTACCCCGACGAGTGGGAGGAGTGCGACGGCTCCGCGGAGATCGCCCCCGGCGTGATGGCCGGCCAGCAGACCCGCAAGGTCTTTGGCCTGAGCTACCGCACCAAGCTGGGCAACGATGTGGACGGTCAGGACCACGGCTATAAGCTGCACCTGGTCTACGGCGGTCTGGCCTCTCCCTCTGAGCGGGGCTATCAGACTGTCAACGACGCTCCTGAACCCATCAACCCCAGCTGGGAGGTCACGACCACTCCCGTGGACGTACCCGGCTTCAAGCCCACTGCCCGTCTGATCATCACCTCCACCAAGGCCGACCCTGCCAAGCTGAAGGCGCTGGAGGACATCCTCTACGGCACCGAGGAAACGGAGCCCCGGCTGCCTCTGCCCGAGGAAGTCATCAAGCTGTTGGCGAACGATGTTACAGTGACCGTCGCCCCGGAGAGCCCCTCCGCCACCCTGCTGGGCAAGAAGGTCTCCGAACTTCAGAGCAACGTCGTAGTGGGCGAGAGCGCCATCACCGGCAGCCTGAAGAATGTGACCGGCTATACCGGGTTCAGCAGCGATCCCTCTGAGCAGAAGGGGCACTATCTGGCGCTGAAATTTGACGTCGCTCCGGCCGACGCCACCACCACCGTGGAGCTGGTGGGCGGCACCAAGGGGGCTGTGGCTCTGGATGAGGACAAGAACATTGTTCTGCCCATCAAGAACAATTCCCAGAGCGTCAAGGTAATCTCCACCAAGGACAGCTCCTCTGTCACCAAGATCTATACTCTGACCGGCCTGACTCTGGAGTCCTGAGAAACGGGGACTGAAATCCAGACAACGAATCCGCAAGGCGGAGCTCTCTTCACCGAGGGCTCCGCTTTCTTTTATTTTTGAAAGGAGAAAACTGCAATGCTGAAGCTGACAAGGACTTACAACGACTATAACGGCGTTTCCCGCACGGAGGATTTCTACTTCAATCTGACCCAGGCCGAGGTGACCGAGCTGGAGCTCTCCGTGGACGGCGGTCTGGTGGAGATGATCAACCGCATTGTCGCGGCCCAGGATGGGAAGCAGATCATCGCCATCTTCAAGGACATCATTCTGCGGGCCTATGGTGAGAAGTCCCCTGACGGGAAGCGCTTTATCAAGAACCAGGAGCTGCGGGACGCGTTCGCCCAGACGGAGGCGTACAGCGATCTGTTCATGGAGCTGGCCACCGATGCGGAAGCGGCGGCCCGGTTCATCAACGGCATCGTCCCCCAGGGCAAGAAGGCTCCGGCTCCTCGGGCATAAGGCTGACTGGGGAGATCAGAGATGCTGGAACTTGTGATACCGGAGACCGAGCAGTATGACGAGGCGAACGACCGTTTTATCACGACCAAGAAGCAGGTGCTTCGGCTGGAACACTCTCTGGTCTCCCTTTCAAAATGGGAATCAAAATGGCATAAGCCTTACCTTTCCCGAAAGCCGAAGACGCGGGAGGAGCGGATCGACTATGTCCGGTGCATGACATTGACCCAGAACGTGGACCCCGATGTCTACACCGCCATTACGCCCCAGATGCTGAAAATGGTCGACGCTTACATCGACGATTCCATGACGGCGACCACCTTTGTCAAAGGCCGGAAGGGCCGGTCGGCCAATGAGGTCGTCACGGCGGAGATCATCTACTACTGGATGCTCTCCCACCAGATCCCCTTTGAGTGCCAGAAGTGGCATTTGAACCGGCTTATGACGCTGATTAACGTCTGCAACGCAAAGAACGGCCCTCAAAAGAAAATGAGCCAGAAGGAAATCTTTGCACAGAACCGTGCGCTGAACGCGGCACGCAGAAAGAGAGCCAATTCGAGAGGATGATGCACATGTCCGAAGCAGTGATTTGGAGTTTCTTCAAGAAGAAAGGCCTCTCGGATTGCGGAGCGGCTGGACTGATGGGGAATCTCTATGCCGAGAGCGGCCTGAAGCCGGACAATCTCCAGAACACCTGTGAAAAGAAGCTGGGATTGTCCGACGCGGACTATACCGCCCAGGTGGACGCCAGAATCTATCAGGATTTTGTCCACGACAGCGCCGGATATGGCCTTGCCCAGTGGACATTCTGGAGCCGGAAGCAAAAGCTGCTCGTCTTTGCCCTGAGCCGCGGCAAGAGCATCGGGGATTTGGAGATGCAGCTGGATTTTCTCTGGAAGGAACTGACCGAGAGCTATCCATCTCTGGTCAACATCTTGAAGACCGCCGCATCTGTCCGGGCGGCCTCCGACGCCGCGCTGGTACAGTTTGAGCGCCCCGCAGACCAGAGCGAGACGGCCAAGGCCAGACGGGCCGCTTACGGGCAGAAGTATTACGACCAATTTGCAGAAAGAGGTGAAACGATGTCTTCTACAACGATGCTGCCGGCTGTGGAGCGCGTGCTAGCCACGGCCAGAGCCGAGATCGGCTATATCGAGAAAGAAACCAATGCCCAGCTCGATCATAAGACGGCCAATGCCGGAGATAAAAACTGGAACAAGTATGCCAGGGATCTGGATGCGCTGGGGGTCGTTTATAACGGAAGGAAGAACGGCTATTCCTGGTGCGACATCTTTGTGGACTGGTGCCACATCCACACGTTCGGTCTGGAGCTGGCGTTGAAGCTGCTCTGCCAGGCAAAGAACGGCGTGGGGGCAGGGTGCACCGGTTCCGCCAACTACTATAAGCAGAAGGGACGGTTTTACACCGGAGGTCCCCAGCCTGGCGACCAGATCTTCTTTACGAAGGACGGCGGCAAGTCGTTCTACCACACTGGTATCGTGGAGAAGGTGTCTGGCGGGCGGGTCTACACCATCGAGGGGAACACCAGCTCCGCGGCCGGCGTCGTGGAAAACGGCGGCTGTGTCCGGGATAAGAGCTACCCCCTGGGATACAACAAGATCGGCGGCTACGGCCGCCCCGACTATTCTATCGTACCGGAGGAGGACGACGATATGGATCAGGCGAAATTCAATGAGATGTTC